TGGAAAGAAAGCCGGACTGGCTGCCCGGCTTTCCTGTCCAAATTTATTGTAATAGTGAGGTGAACGGGGCTTCCGAACTCTATGAACGAGGAAAAACACTACGACGTCGAGGCCGTCAAGCAACGGCTGATAGACCTCCGTGATCTGAGGCGTGAAATCGAAAATCAGTCCGAGAGGCTGGAGCGGTTGGAGACGAAGCTGGTAGGCGTGGGAGCCCAAGCCCTCACGGATATGCCAAAATCGCCAAGCCCATCCAACGACCGCATCTCAGACTTGATGCAGCAGAAGTTCGACCTTGAGGAAGACATCCGGGCGACGCTGGAACACAGACGGCGGGAGAGGATGTTCTTCGAGAAAATCATCCGTCGGCTGAAACGCTCCGACGAGCGAGCTGTCATCCGAAGCCGATACCTCGACGGGGCAAGCTGGGGCGATGTGGTGGATCTGCTGTACGGGGACGAGGAGGATCTGTTGGAACGGGAGGATATGTACCGCAAGCGGGTGTTCAAACTCCACGGCAGAGCTTTATTGAGCATGGCCCAGTACATCGAAGATAACGGCCTGATGTGGAACCCCGACGACTACGACGAAACTGAATAGGAAACCGAGAGCAGGCTTTGCGGCCTGCTCTTTTTCTGTCTGCTGATAATATTAACGGAATGATTTATGATTATGGAAATAATATAGAAAAATTAACGTAAATCTATTGACTTAGGTAGGTAACGCAGTATAATATACTCATAAGATAACCAGATGGATAATTTGAGATAACCAGTAGGAGGAAATAGCGATGACCAGATTTCAGATGGAACTCAGCGGGAAGCTCGGCCAGTTCTGGCAGACCGAAGCCCAGAAGGAACTTGAGCGCGTGAAGTCCGACTTGGACTCGTGCAAGATTACCATTGACGCCGACGGCGTTGCCCGCAACAGCATTGGCCGTGCGCTGGCCGACGATATGCTCGAAAAGGTTGAGCTGGTCGCTCCTGACTGCGTGAACGTGTCCGCCACTCGCGCCACCTACGAAGCAGAGGTGCGGGAGGCTCTGAAAGGTTACGCCAGTCGGCAGCCAAGCGGCGAAGAAATGCACGAAATGAGATCGGTTTTCGGCGCCGGAACTACGGTGGTCGATGTCCTGCGCGGACGGAGGTATGCGGTATGAAAAATGGTGGGTGGGTCCGGTGGAGACATTGGACGGAGAACGGGCTGGTCGCGTTTGGGCAGATGCCGCTCCGAGATGTCGGGCGGGAGCTTCAGAAGTTTGAGGCTGAAGCCATCAAGATTCTGAAAGAGACCGGTGCAGACCACGTCCTGTACGGCGTGAAGGAATACGACAGCGACGGGAATCTGGATACGGTTCGCTTCTATCTTGAACCGATGTCGGAGCAGGAGTTCGAGGATCGCGTTGTGAAGAACAGCGCAGGGATGACGGTCTATGCCGTACATAAGAGATAAGGAGGAATGCGAAATGAAACTGAAGGACATGGTGGAACTGTTGTCAAACAACGATGCCTGCGTGGTACTGAAGGTGAAAGACGGGCAGGAAATGAACCTGATCTCGCTCGGCTGCTTCAATGGCGATGAAGTGATGATGCGCCTGACGAAAGGAAGAGATGTGACCTGCACGTTGTTCCGAAAGAACGGCAAGAGCTTCTCGTGGCACTGGGGAGCAAGCGGGTTTACGCTGGTCACAGATCAGGTGTGGCGAATGGGCCAGCTCATTCAGAGTTGTATCGAGAATGACTTCGGCATCAAGTGTAAGTATTGAGGAGGGAGAAGACATGATTCTGAAAGTCCGGGACGAGCAGGACTTCAACATCAGTATGAACCTGAACATCAACTACGAGCTGGAGTATATCGAGCTGACCGTCAATGTCTGGAACAAGAAGGCGCACACCCAGCAGACGAAGACGTTTACGGCAAGCCGCTTCTCAGAAGCGCTGGCCTACTATCGCCAGCAGGAGACATTTCTGTTTGGCGCAGGAGAGCAGGCATGAGGTTTTATACAGCGCAGCCTGCCAGCAGGGTATCCGCAATCAAATGCGGAAAGGACGTCGTTCCTGATTGGTCGAAGCATCCTCTGGCAGACCCGAATGCAAAAGCGTATCGGTATCTATTGGATACGTTTAACGCGCACAACGCGACAAGTGCTCTGGGGCTTATCTTTGGCTACGCCTTTGAGAACCTTAATGCGCTTCGCGAAGCTGTCCGAAAGGCCGGTATGCCGTCCGGGGCATATTTCCCCGGCAGAGAAATGCTGGTGGTGAATGTGCCGGAGGAGATTCCAACACTCACAGTAGATTTCTACCGTTTCAGCGACCTTATTTTTGGCTTCGGAGATTCGATGATTTTGCCGCTTGCCAAACGGGATTTGCTGAAGCCGAACGGTAAGATGTTTGAGCTGCCAGTAACGCATATCCCGCTCATCAAGGCGGAATGGGTCACGAAAATTGTTGGTCAATAACCCCCACCAAATCTAACGATTTGGAAGGGGCTTGCGGGCAACCGTATATGACATTGGGCATGACGAGCCGACCGTTATCCATCACTACAATTTAGACGAGGAGGAAGAAGCATGAGCAGACGACTGACAAAAGAACTGATACTGCAGTGGCTCAAGGAGGCTGGCGGCTGGGAGGCAGGGCACAACGAGCTCTTCGAGTACAAGCACTGGAGCCTCGGCATTCACAAGGAGGACGACAGCTACCAGCCGTTCACATTCGGGGTTGCTGGGCACCACAAGGGAACGGCGGAAACCATCTGCAGGCGCTATCGGAGCATTGAGGAGGCCATGTTGCACGTGGTCAACGGCTTCAATGAAAATGCCAACGTCCGAAACCCGTATGCGTCGCTTGATGAAGCGATGAACGACACGCTTGACTGGCTGGCGCGGGTCAACACCAGGATCAGTTACCTGTACCGCGACGCCGACAACTACAAGATGCGTCACGAGGTTGTGATTGCCGGCAGCATGAGCGAGGAACAGGAAAAGGCCATCGAGGACAGCCTTGATGAAGGTGTTTACTTCATCCCGTCGCAGGTTGGTTTGCCTGATGACCGCTTTGGCAGCGTCACCGAGGCAGACCATCCGTGGTTTGAATGGGTAGGTGTTGAGCCTACTGCAGACCGACCGACGCTTCATGTGACGGCTGAGGAGTTGACGGCCAAGTTCGTAGACGCTGCGAACGGATGGACGGAGTCCGCGGACGCGCCAGCGGACGGTCTGCGCCCGTACAGCGTGACAGTCCGAGAAACGCTGTCCAGAAGCGTGATTATCTGGGCTGACAGCCACGAAGGGGCTGAGGAAAAGGCGGCTGACCTGAGTAACGACGGAACCATCAGCCTGACAGATCAGGACTTCATCGACCGAGAGATCGAGTGTAACGGCGTGGCCGGGGCATACGATCTGAGCACATTCAAGCAGTACGGCAAGGAGGAGTGAATATGGCATACGAAATTGAACTGCACTACGGCTTCGAGAGAAGCCACGATACCTATGAAACCTACCACGCCTTCGAGGCGACGGACATCGAGGAAGATGCGGATGACGCCGCCATCGAAGCGAAGCTCGCTGACCTGCTCGACTGCAGCCCGGACGACGAGGACTTCGACTGCAAATCCATGCGCATCACCCTGCCTGAGAGAACGGTGGAGCGCATCCGAGCGGAGGGCTATGCGGCCGGTAGAGTCGGCATACTGGCCCAGATGATTGAGGGGCCGTGGAACAACGACGCCTGCAAGGGCTACGCCATCATGGCAATGGAACGTGCTGGCCTCGACCCGGAGACAATCCGCAAGGTCAGCGGTGCGATGACCGACTGCTTCGACGATACCACGGTCGCAGAGGCCGGCCGGTACTACGTGAAAGGGGCGGTTCGATGAACGACGAGACTACACGGATCGCCGAACGGTACGGCATCACCGATAAGTGCGCGTCGCTTGAGCAAGACTTAATGAACATTGACGGTGTGACCGGCGTTGAGTTTGACCTGAACGGGTTCCTTGATGACATTCATCAGGTAATCGTTCTGGTCGGGTACGATTTCCGCATCGTCACAAGAAAGCTGCGGCTCGCAGTTGACGTGGTGAACACGGCGTATCTTCATGGACTCGAAGAGTCTGGCGACAGGATCGAGGACTACGGTGAGCACCTGTACCTCGTTTTCAACTGCGGCCCGAGCTGGCCGAAGAAAGGAGAGGTTGAAGCATGAGCGACTATGAGACGTTCCAACTGAAGTGGATGATCGACCACGGGCATTCTCTGCGTGAGCTGATGGAGGAGCTGCAAAGCCTTCAGTACGACGACCCCGAGGACAGCGACCAGATTTCAACCCCGATCACGGAGCTGTTCGAGAGGTGGGAGCAGGACAGAGGGTTTAGGTCTGAAATCTGGCCTTGCGAAGCCGAGTACGAGGGCTGCGAGGGCAAAGGCACGGCTGGTGGGAAAATCATTCTGCTTTTCAGCGACGATGACGGCGTGTTCGACACGGCTTTGTATCGCGTCAGAAACTACGACGGCCACAGGTTCGCGCAGAGCCTCGGGAACGCAGAGATGAAGTGGAGGCACAGTGAAGATGAATACTTTGACTTTGTGCTTACTTCGCTCCGAGAGGACGGGTACGACATCGAGGAGATAGAGGATTACGAAGTATTCGACATGGGCATATAGGAGGAGACCCGGAATGAACCAGTCAAAGTATATCTACCTGCTGGCCGGCCCGTCTGGCTCAGGCAAATCCAGCGTTGCCCGCAAAATAACGGAGTGGTACGGCTTCAAAGAGGTGTGGTCGTACACCGAACGCCCGCCTCGATACGCTGGAGAGCCGGGTCACATCTTCGTGACACCGGAGGAGTTTGATGCCGCTGGCCCGATGTGCGCGTTTACACTCTACAACGGCTACCGCTACGGGGTGCCACAGTCGGAGATTGACAGCAGCCTTCTGTATGTCATTGACCCCGCTGGCATCGAATACATGAAAAACCACTATGCGGGAAGCAAGGGCATTGCGGTGATCGGGATATGGGCGCCCGAAGAAGTGAGAAGGGAGCGCATGATTTCCAGAGGCGACGCCCCTGCGATGGTAGATGAACGCCTGCGTATCGACGCAGAAGAGTTCAAAACGCTGCATCTCATGTCGGATGTGTGGCTCCGTAACATGGATTTGGACGTTACGGCTGAGATGGTGAGCGCCTATATTTTTGCAAAGGAGAAGCAGGCATGAGCAGAACGAAGATCGAGCGGCGCTACCGCAAGATGCAGGCCGACGCGAAGGCGTTCGGCGCGGAGCTTCTGACCGAGGAGAGCATTTTCATTGACGATGACCACCTCGATTGCGTGTGGTACGGCGGCCATATTGGCGGCCTGAGATACAAGGGCTATGAGGTGTCCGTCGAGGTACATGGAGACGTCGAGATCGTCGGCTTCATGAACGGCCACGATTTCCTGTATAAGAACAAGCAGAACACCGGCGCGATGAACATGGCGGCATCTGACACTCTGAGGACTACCTTCAAGAGCGACGCGGAGCTGTGGGACGCCCTCAACGCAGACGAAGAGGCTGAGAATAAGGTGGCCTTTGAGAACAATAGCTGGATCGAGGCATTTGTGAAAGACCCAGAGGGACATTGGCACGGGTCGAGCGTCGTGGATGACGCGGACGACGTGCTGGACGCCTGCGGAGGTATTTCTGGATGGATCGACTGGCTCAATGAAAACTACATCAAGGAGGATAAGGCATGAGCAAACACATCACTCGGGAGGTTTGGGCGGCGGCCGGGGACTTCTACAAAGCGGCACAGCCCGGAGACACCGTGGACGAGCAGATCGTCAATGACTTCCGCGACTGCGTCCCGCCCGCATCCATGTCGAGCGGGTATCTGCAGGTGGGCGAGGCATACGACCACATGGTAGACGAGAATGGCCGCTGGCGCCCGACGTTTATGACGTTCGCCTTCAAGGATGGCGTCTGGGTTTACTGCGGGTGCTGCTTCCACGGCGAAACCGTCCACCGTGAGCACATTTGAATACCTGTATCGGGGAGTAAAAGACAGGAAAAGAGACTAAAAGAGAGCAACAAGAATTGATGGGGAGCGAACGGGATTGAAGTTCACCATCAACCTGTATTATCGTGTAGCATAGAAAATCTGGAGAGTCCGAGGGGGACAAGAAATCCAGACGAAACGGAAAGACAACAAGGAGGTTCAACGCATGAGCAAGATACTCTTCACTTCGGAATCGGTCACGGAGGGCCATCCCGATAAAGTGTGCGACCGCATCTCTGACGCAGTGCTCGACGAGGTCATGAAGCATGACCCGAATGGCCGTGTGGCCTGCGAGACCTGCTGCACAACCGGCATGGTGCTGGTCATGGGTGAGATCAGCACGGAGCACTACATCGACTTTGCCGGTATCGCCCGCGGCGTCCTGAAGGACATCGGCTATGACAGCCCCAAGGCGGGATTTGACGGCAACACCTGCGCGGTGATGGTAGCCATCGACGAGCAGAGCCCCGACATCGCAATGGGAACCAACGATGGAGTCGGCGGAGCGGGGGATCAGGGAATGATGTTCGGCTACGCCTGTAACGAGACACCGGATCTGATGCCCCTGCCTATCACGCTGGCGAATAAGATGGCATACCTGCTGATGAAGAAGAGAAAGGACGGCACGATCCCTCACATCCTCCCCGACGGAAAGACACAGGTGACGGTGGAGTATGACGAGGGGGGCAACCCGGTACGGGTTGACACCGTCGTCATCTCTACCCAGCATGAGGAGTGCGTTGCACCCGAGGATCTGGAGGAGCCTCTGAAGGAGCACGTCATCAAGCCCGTCCTCGACGAGCTGCTGACCTACCAGCCCAATATGGACGTTGACACCTACGCCCTGTTCATCAATCCCACGGGCCGCTTCGTCAAGGGCGGTCCTGCCGCAGACTCGGGCCTCACCGGACGCAAGATCATCGTGGACACCTACGGCGGCTATGCCGCGCACGGTGGCGGCGCCTTCTCCGGTAAAGACCCCACCAAGGTTGACCGCTCCGCAGCGTATGCAGCCCGCCACATTGCAAAGAACATCGTGGCCGCTGGCATCGCTGACAAGTGTCAGGTTCAGCTCGCCTATGCAATCGGCGTTCCCCATCCCGTGAGCATCCGCGTCGATACCTACGGCACCGGCAAGTACGCCGAGAATAAGATCTGCGACGCCATCGAGGCCGTCTACGATCTGACCCCCAGAGGCATTATCAACTGGCTTGACCTGCGCAAGCCCGTCTACAAGAACACTTCCGCCTACGGCCACTTCGGCAACGTCATCGGCGAGGAGCGTACTTGGGAGAAGACGGACACCGCGGAGAAGCTGCTCGAAGCCATCAAGTAAGCGCAACAGACCCAGCAAGGCGCTGCTTGGTGAGAACCCCTGAGTATCACAACCACACGGCGCCTGAGGGCCTGAAACCTGCATCGAAAACGCCATGACGGCGGAACGGTGAGGCGGAGGGCCATCGGCTGGGTATGTGTCACCCCTAAAAAGGGATTTCACAGCCTGCCGCAGCGAGGCGCGAGGCATCCGAACAAGGTCACAAAAATGCGTAGCGACACCGTAAAACCTTGCTTTAGGTAGGCCGTATGGTACAATAAAGTAAAGATATTCAGGAGGCAATCACATGGCAATTATGACAGGTCGGTATAGCAACAAGGAACTCCGAAACGATGGGTATTATCCCGTCGGCATCAGCGTCGGCAAGCCCAGATTTTCAACTGGGTACGAGATCCGTGAACAGTGCTACGCGCTGGCTCCGCGGTACGATATGCTGAAGCTGGGCTATGAGGAGTACAAGGCCGAGTATTTCAAGAAGCTGGATAAGATCGGCGTCGATAAGATTATCGGCATCGTCCAGCGGCTTGACGCCAAGGCTCAGGAGGAGGACAAGAAGCTGGTTCTGCTCTGCTTTGAGGACATCCGTAAGCCTGAGAACTGGTGCCACCGCACGTTGTTTGCGGAGTGGTGGCTGGCCCACACCGGCGAGGTCATCGAGGAGATGCCTGAGGCTGACGCTTTGAAGCAGCCTAAGGCGGCAAAACCGCCTGAAGAGAAAGTTGAGCAACTGAGCCTGCTGTAACCGGCAGGCCGGTGATGTGCGGTGGCGGAATAGGTAGACGCAGCAAGGGTATGCGGCGCAGAAGGGCACAACAGAACGCAGACCTATTGGGGTTAAGTAGCTACCTCGGACGGGAAGAAAGCACGTTGTATGCTGCCTGCGCTATGCGGGGTGACAAATCCCCGCCCGCACATCAGATACCCGGAACTGGTGAAAGAGCATCACGCCCTCTATCCTTGAGGGAGTTCCTACCTCGCAAGTAGGGTTCCGGTCCATATACGGGCGAATGTCCCAAGGTGGCGACACGGTCTCCAAAACCGCGTGTGGTGGGTTCGATTCCCAACCGTCCGTGCCATAGGCCCCGACCATCGGGGCAACATCCGGGAATAGTGAAAGGTATCACGCTCGGCATCCTGTCGAGAGTTTCCGCCCCGTAAGCGGATTCCCGGTCCATATCCGGGCTTGGTGAAAGTGCATCATTCCTGCCTCCCCGGCAGGCGTTCCAGCCTCGCAAGCTGGGGCCCGGTCCAGAATACGAGAAAGGCAGTCGGAGAACCGGCTGCCTTTTCTCTTGCATCGAGGAGTGACTCCATGAGGAAGATCGGACTGATCGTAGCAGTCGAGGAAGAGGCCATGCGCCAAAAATACGGTGAAGGCTACGATTTGAACGACGGCTACGGCACAGTGCTTTATCAAACCGCCAAAAGTCAAGTCTACGCCCTGTATAGCGGCGCAGGTGAGATTTTTGCGGCCGCCGCAACACAATACCTTATCGACCGCTACGAAGTCGCTGCGGTTCTTAATTACGGCGTAGTGGGAGGCTGCAGAGAAGACCTGATGGCCGACGAGCCTTGCCTCGTTGACTGCGTGGTGCATTGGCAGTACGACCTATCCGACGTGGACGGTGTGCCTGTTGGTCAATACATGGAATACTACCCAGACCGGCGGCTCCAGACCGATGAACGGCTCATGGAGATGGCAAGCCGAGTGTTCCCGAACCTGCGTCATGTGTGCTGCGCCTCTGGCGATAAGTTCATGGGCAAGGCGGAGGAGAAGCTCTGGCTCAACAAAGAGTTCGGCGCGGATGTGTGCGACATGGAAGCAGCGGCGATCCTGCTGACCTGCGACCGCAACGACGTTCCGTGCCTGATGGTGAAAACGGTAGCCGACAGCGTTAGGGGTGGCGCTGCGGAATACTGGAATGAGAAGGGCAGGACAGCGATGACCTGTCTGGACATCGTCGATAAGCTGATCGACGAGATGTAAGTGAAGACCACGTCTGAGAGGTGACGGCCGCAAGGCCGCCGCCTCTTTTTCGTGTTCTCGAAACCGATAGGAGGTCAGTACAATGGCGTTTTTTATGGACCCCGGAGCGATGTTCCTCGGGTGCCTGAACGGTGTTGAGCAGAAGTTTTTGATTGAGCTCATTAAGACCGCTCGGCGTTCTGGGTACACGCGGTTCGTAGAGCCATGCGCCGGTACATTCGCTATGGCGAATCTGGCAGTCCAGTCGGGGTTCAAGCCTGAGCAGATCGAAACCAGCGACGTGAACATGATGACCTCGGTGATGGGCTACGCCATCACGGGCCAGTCTCTCGAACCGCTGCAGATCCACGCGCAGGGCTTCTCCGATGAAGAGCTGTTAGACCCGGCCGTAGCTCTGTACGCGCAAATCTATCTGCGGACATCGAAGAGCGCAGGGAACGAGTATTTCCACAACATCCTGCGCGACCTGCACGACAGGCGTGAAGAGCACATCGAGAGCATACGCCGACAGCTTGAGGCCACGAAGAGCCTGCTCGGTGGTATGAGCTACCGCCCGCTGGATATGTGGGATCATCTCCGTGAGGTGAAGGACGACCCGCATACGATCATCGTGGCGAATCCGCCGACGTATTTCGCCGGCTACGAGAAGTTCTACGACACGCAGGGCAAGATGACTTGGAAAGAGCCACCCTACGGTATGTTCGACCCTGAGACCGGCCATCAGCAGCTCTACGACATGATGATGGACGCTCCCGCTCTGCTCCTGTGCTATCAGGAGAAACGGGCAGGTGAGGCCGTCGGCCACACCATCTTTGCCCGCTCTGGGACACGCGCCGACCTGAACTCGTACATCACGACAAACAGGGAAGAGGAAGCGGTGGCCCTTGCCAAAGGGAAGAAAATCAAGCGCCCGCAGGAGGGCAAGCTGGAGCCTCTGAAATGCAGTATGCTCCCGCTCGACTATGAGATCACGGAGGACAGCGACATCCGAATTATCCAGATCGCCGGCGCCAACGCGCAGTATTACCGGATGCTCTGGACGCACAACTTCGTAGGCTCGCAGGCGACCTACAACCGCGCTGTCCTGATCGACGGCTATGTGGCCGCGGTCTTCGGCATCTCGAAGATGGCTGCGGACTCCATCTTTGTGTGGTACGTCATGAAGGCACCGCACAAGCTGTACCGCCTCGGCCGTCTCTGCTATATGCTGGCTCAGAACCAGAGCTTCGTGGACACGCTGCTCGACGACATCGACCAAGAGAAGGTCACGAAGATGCGGACAGCCATGCTCACGAAGTACGCCGAGAACAAAGAGGTTCGCGGCATCATGAAGCTGGTCAACCGGCAGGAGGACGCGAAGAACGGGTACAAGCTGACCTATGAGGCCGCCCTTGTGGCTGGCCGTGACGAGAAGGCTACGTTGGCCGAATGGCTGAGGAGGGAGAAACAATGGCAGCAGAAGAGAGCACAGCAATGAGCTACGAGAAGATTTACGACATGGGCACTGGCCTGATTATCGCCAAAGTCCAGCTTGATAAGGTGCGGGAGCAGGACATCAACGCCCGCATCATGAAGAAGGAAATGCAGGATCAGCTCACCGCGAACATCAAGAACCGCGGCCAGCTTGAGAGCCTGCCCCTGCTGGTGGAGAAAGACGGCGTTCTGGAGATTATCTCCGGCCACCACCGCATCAAGAGCGCCCGCGCCGCCGGCATGAAGGAAATCATCGCCATCATCGACGTGAGCGGCCTGTCCCGCTCCAAGATTGCGTCGAAGCAGTTGGCCCACAACGCCATCAGCGGTTTCGATGACCCGTCCATCCTGCGCGAGATCTGCAAGATGCTCGACGACGTGGATGATATGCTGGAGAGCTTCATCGGCAAGGACATCATGGAGGAGCCTCTGGAGCAGTACGATAAGCTGCTGTCCCCGGCGGTGCATTTCGACTTCAAGAACATCACGTTTTCGTTCCTGCCGCATCAGGTGAAGGACATGGATGCGCTGGTGAAGAATCTTGAGTCCTCGGCACCTGAGATTATCGGTGTCGCGCCCTATGAGCAGTGCAAGCAGTTCATCGAGGCGCTGGCACGCTACCAGAAGTTCTCCGACATCCGCAACGTCGGCGCCGCCATCCACTCCATGATCGAGAGCGTCACGGAGAAGATGGAAGAGGTCGGCTTCAAGGACGACGAGGAGTGGACGTATCTGACGAAGATTTTCGGCAGCAACGCCATCCCTGCGGAGTCTGCAGCTACCATTACGAAGGCCATCAAGAAGGCCGAGAAGGACGGTGCCATCACGAGCAAGAACCGCTGGCAGTTGATCGAAATGCTTGCCACCGAATATCTGGCAGGAAAGTGAGTGATGTGATATGCCGGCCCTCAGCAAGTACAATCCCGAATACCACGACGATTGGGCTTGGTCGCTGGCAATCAAGGGAGCCACGAACGACGAGATTGCCGAGGCTTTCGGCATCTCGACGCGCACCTTTATTCGCTGGAAGCAGGAGCATGAGAGCCTGAACGACGCAGTCGAGCGAGGAAAGAACATCGCCGACTCTAAGGTCGAGAAGGCACTTTATCAAAGGGCTTTGGGCTACCAGATTACCGACACCGAGAAAACAATCGACATGGATAAGGATGGCAACCCGAAGCCCGTCCGCATCAAGAACACGACGAAGAACATAGTGCCAGACACTATGGCAATTATGTATTGGCTGAACAACCGCAAGCGTACCCAGTGGGCGCAGCGGCAGGAAGTCGCCCTCTCCGCCGGCGATGATTCCGAAGATGTTCTGATCTATCTCCCCGCAAACGGCAGGGACGATGGCGACCAGCAAGAGTCCTGAGAGAAAAGTCCGTGTGCTGAAGCCGCAGTTCGGCCCGCAAGAGAAGTTTCTTGCAACCCCTGCGGACATCTGCATCTACGGCGGAGCGGCCGGTGGCGGCAAGACCTACGGCCTGCTGCTGTCGGCGTTGAGATACAAGAATGTCAAGGGCTTCGGCTGCACGATCTTCAGGAAGAACTACAAGCAGATTTTCGCCCAAGGCGGTCTGTGGGATGAAGCCCAGAAGATGTACCACGGTATCAACGGGGCACAGCGCAAAATCTCCGACGGCACGTGGTCGTTTCGAGATAAGGACGGCAACGAGGTTTCCAAGGTGTCCTTCGCGCACATCGAGCGTTCGGAAGAGCTGGACAACTGGCAGGGCGCTCAGATCTGCGAGATCGGCTTCGACGAGCTGACGCATTTCAGCGAGGAGATTTTCTTCTATATGCTGTCCCGTAACCGTTCGACCTGCGGTGTCAGGCCGTTCGTTCGAGCGACCTGCAACCCTGACGCCGATAGCTGGGTGGCGAAGTTCATCGCATGGTGGATCGACCAAGACACCGGCTACCCCATCCCTGAGCGTTCTGGCCTCATTCGCTACATGATTCGGCGTGACGAGGTCGTTTACTGGGCGGACACCAGAGAGGAACTCTGGGAACGCTTCAATCTGACCACACCGGAAGAGAAGAACGAACCGAAGTCGGTGACGTTCATCATGTCTTCCGTGTACGACAACCAAGAGCTGCTGCGTATCGACCCCGGCTACCTGTCCAACCTGAAGGCATTGTCGGTCATCCAGCGCGAGCGACTCCTCAAAGGCAACTGGAAGATCAGGGCCGCCGCCGGCCTGTTCTTCAAGAGAACGCAGCTTGGCGAGATCCTGACCATCATGCCGCAGGACGTCATCCAGTGGGTTCGCTGCTGGGACTTGGCGGCAACCGAGAAGACCGAGAACGGCGACCCGGCCTATACCGCTGGCGTCCTGATGGGCAAGCGGAAGAACGGCCGATACGTCATCGCGGACGTCATCAACAAGCAGATGAACGCCTCCGATGTGCGAAAGACGATAAAGCTGACTGCTCAGGCAGACCGTGCGGCGTACAAGCGCGTCCGCGTCCGCCTGCCGAAAGACCCAGGACAAGCCGGCAAAGAGCAGGCCGAGTCCTACATCAAGTTCCTGTCTGGCTTCGACGTTACGGCCATCGCTGAAAGTGGCAGCAAAGAGGCCAGAGCCGAGCCTATGGCCGCACAATGGCAGGCCGGCAACTTCGACATCATGTATGGCGAGTGGAACGAGGCGTATCTTACGCAGCTTGAGAACTTTCCCGACGGGAAGTTCAAGGATATGGTCGATGCAAGCGCCAACGCATTTGCGGAGATTGAAACGAAGACGGCGTTCAACGTCGGCAACCTGATTTGAGAAAGAGGTGAGAGGGTATGGACGACAGACGCAAAGACCAAGCCGAACACATCGTGAAGAGGTACGCCCACCTGATCGAGATGCAGACCGGCAAGGCCGTTCGCCCCTACCGAGCCGACGGCTACGTGAACATGATGAACAAGTACGGCACGAGCAAGGACACCACGGAAGGGTATCGGTTCCGTGCCGAGCCTGTGGTTCCCGATGAACTGCTCACCATGTACTACGAGGGCAACGGCCTGTTTGCGAAAATCATCGACACGCCTGCAGAGGAGGCCATCAAGCATGGTTTCACGCTGGAGAGCACCAAAGACCAGAAGATCGAGGACTTCTATACGGAGGCCCTCGACGAGCTGGACTGGGAAGAAACGGCCATGACCGCCATCCGCTGGGCGCGGCTCTTCGGAGGTTCCATCGCCGTGATGATGATTAACGACGGCCGCGGCATCGACGAGCCTCTGGACTGGCGCAACATCCGGTCGATTGACGATATTCGCGTCTATGACCGCTCTGTGATCCAGCCCGACTACCAGAGTATGTTCTCCTACGACCCGCGTGACCCGTTCCGCACCAGAGGCTCCCGCCTCGGTATGCCTGAGTTCTACCATGTGACGAGCCGCACCGGCACGTTCACCGTCCACGACAGCAGGTGCCTGGTCTTCCAGAACGGCATCCTGCCCGAGAACACGACCAACTCAATTTACCAGCTCTGGGGCATCCCGGAGTATGTGCGCATCAATAGAGCCATCCGCGACGCGGAAGTGGCCCACGGCAGCGCAACGAAGCTGCTCGACCGCTCCGTTCAGGCGGTCTACAAGATGAAGGATCTGGCCGCAGAGCTTGCCACCGAAGAGGGCGAGGACAGAGTCCTGCGCCGTCTGCAGACGATTGACATGGCCCGCGGCCTGCTGAACAGCATCACCATTGATAGCGAAGGCGAGGACTACGACTTCAGGCAGTTCCAGTTCAGCGGCGTCTCCGACGTCATCGACTCGACCTGCAACTTCCTGTCGGCGCTGACCTCGATTCCGCAGACTATCCTTTTTGGCCGTTCGCCGGCAGGCATGAACGCCACCGGCGACGCTGATTTGGAAAACTGGTACAACTATCTGGAGCGCATCCAGAAGCGCATGGTGAAGAAGAACCTGCGTTACCTGCTGTCGGTCATCTTCCAAGCTGGCGTTCGCACCGGCGAAGTGGATGAAGTGCCGAAGATCAAGGTGGAGTTCAACCCCCTGTGGTCGCTCAGCGACACGGAACAGGCAGACCTCGACCAGAAGCGGGCGCAGACACAGTTCACCAGAGCGCAGACTGCCCAGCTTTACATCGACAAGCAGGTTATCGACCCGAGCGAGGTTCGTGCCAAGCTGGCCGACAGCGAGGAGTTCGACGTCGAGAATATGCTCGACGAATACGACGACGAGGATCTGTTTCCCGACGAGCCTGCAGAGGGCGGTCAGGTTTCCGGCGACGTTGGGCAAAGCGTTTTCGAGCAGGGCCAGTTCGCTGACTATGCCGAGGGCACCAGCACCGAAGAGCACAAGAAAGACCCCGGCGGAGACGGTGAAGCTCCCGCCGCCGCACCTGCTGCGACCAAGCTGCCGCAGGACATGAGCGACGAGGAACGTCAACAGTCAGCCGCCAACGCCCCGCAAAATCGCGCTAAAGCCTCGGTGCAGGGCGTCAAGGGTGATGGGAATACATCTACCCCAGAAGATACAAAAGCCTGTGTAGGCGTTCTGGTGGTCTCTCAGGGCAAGGTTCTGAGTGGAACCAGAAAGACGGAGTTCGGCCACGGCCTGATTTGTGGCCCCGGCGGTCACATCAAGGAAGGTGAGTCTCCGAAGCAGGCGGCGTTCCGCGAAGCTGAAGAAGAGTTCGGCATCAGCCCGAAAGAGCTGATCCCGCTCGGAAGAGGTCCTATGGAGCCTGACACCGGCATTCAGCCGTACATCTTCCTGTGTACTGAGTACGAAGGCGAGCCGAATTGCGTGGATGGTGAAATGGCCGACCCGCAGTTCAGAACGCTGGAGGAAATCGAGCTGCTGACCCCGTCGCTGTTCCAGCCATTTGCGGATGATGTGAAGCTCCTGAAGGCGACTCTTCGAGGTGAATGCGACCCTTTTGAAGAGGATGGCGGACCGGGGAGCGGCAATTTTGGACACGAGGGACGTAAAGGCGAGATCGGCGGCTCGGAGGAACGCGAAGGAAACACCTCCCCATATAACGGCGAAACCAGCCATGGACTCGAAAGAGGCGTTTACTCTGCAAAGAAATCAGAGTGGAGTAAGAATGCTGGACGCGAGCTGAGCGACCGTGAAGTGCAAGAAATGGTCGATGCGACATCGGACTACACAAGGAACTATAAGGATGTCGTGGCGGCTTCTGCTGGGTACTCGGGTGTATATGCGACGCGCGGTTCACTGATGGACAGTGAAGAAAAGGCTGCCGCCGAAAAGAGCGCAGCAGCCATTGAAAAGGCGATTTCACTCTCGGACAAGTACGCTGGTACGACTAAACGTGCGATGACGACGGACAAGGATGCCTTTGACAAGTTCATCGCAGAGTCGTCAGGAGGTAGCACGTTTGGGCTCGGTCATCTGTCGAGCTGGTCTACTGGGGATGATGCGCTAAAGAGAGTGTTCAGATCCAGAGATGGTGATGACCCTAATTCGTACAACATTGTGCTTGAATGCAAGTCGAAGAGCGGTGTTTCCATCAAGGATGTGGCTGACGTCGACATGGATGAAGTCCTGTATTCCAAGAAGGCAAGGTTCAAGGTTGTTAATACTGACCCTGATTATTCCGTCGGGAAATATAAGGCCGTGAAACTTACGCTTGAGGAAGTCGACAGCAGAGGTGATTCCTCCAATCTCGACGGCGGCCCCAGTTCTGGCAACTTCGGACACGAAGGAGTCCCCGGACGAGTGGGCGGCTCTGCACCATCCCTGACGCCTACTGCCTCGAAGTTGTTTCAGAGGTAGATGGGAAATAGGCAGAGCGGACAATGACCGCCCTGCTTTTCTTATGCCCGCAACCCATCGCCAAACCCGCGTAAATGACCGTAAAGGGGGCTTTGTCTTTGACCAACAACCAATACCAAGAGGCGGTTAAAAAGGCTGTACGCCCCAAGTTTCGGGGGAATAGACCCCTTCCTGCGAAGACCACCCCGCAATACCCGCAATCTGCAGAGCGTGAGTACCGTCGCATCGCCGGCGCCTATATGCGGCTGCTGAACGAGGAGCTGAAGAAGAAACTGCCCGCCATGATGAACGAGTACAAGCGGGAACGGCGTGGAGACTCCCGACTGGATGACAGCCGCGACCTCGACGCCCGCATCCGTCAGATGCTTCAGGAGGTCTCTGCGGCTCTGGAAAAGCGCATCGCGCAGTTCGGCCTCGGCAGCAAAATCCAGCGGATTGCCAAGATGACGCAGAACACCTCGGTACGAGAGTGGAAACGCGCCGTCAAGGACACGCTGGGCATCGACATCCTGGACGACTACTACTCGGGCGAGCTGTACGAGCAGGCCATCCAAAGGTGGATTGCCGAGAACGTGGCCTACATCAAGAGCCTGCCGACCGAGACGCTCGGCAATATGCGGCAAATCATTCTGGATGGCTACTTGAACGGGCGACCGATCCGTGACATCCAGAAGGACATCCAGAGCGAGTACGGCACGTCCAAGCGCCACGCCCAGCTTTTGGCCCGTGACCAGCTTGCGACGTTGAACGCACAGATCACGAAGATGCAGCAGACCGACGCCGGCTGCAAGAAATATCGGTGGTCTACGTCCCACGATTCCCGCGTCCGCCCGTGCCATGCGGCGCTGAACGGGAAGACCTTCGATTGGAACGACCCGCCTGAGATGTGGTACGACACCAAGGCTGGCCGAGTCTACACCGGCCGCAAATGCCACCCCGGCGAGGATTACTATTGCCGCTGTGTGGCAATCCCCGTGTTCGACTACGACGGGGTGAATATCCCCATGAAATAATCAGGCGAGGAGGAGAGGACATGGAAACGAAAGAGAAGATCAAGGTCTTCATCGACTTCCAGAACGGCAAGACCGTTTGCATCTGCAAGCGCAGCCGCAAACGCTGCGGCAAGGACTGTTCGCCTGAGGTAGTCGAGAGGGATAAGTTCGCTGAATGGGAACGCACCTTCCATCGTGACCGCTTTGGAAAGAGCGAATAGGTGGTGAGTGCGATGACCAGATATAGACCCACCCGAAGCCGTGACGCTCCCGCAGGGGCACACCCGGCGCCAAATTCAGAAGAAAGGAAGGAAAAGCCGTGAAGAACGCTTGTGCAATCAGCAGTCTTGCACGTCAGCTTGGCAAGGTGAGCGAAAAGCTCGACTCTCTTGCTATGGGAGTGCAGGATGTGGAGCAGAATGCCCCCGACCTGACCGACGTGTATCAGGGTTTGCTTCTCGACGAGATCGAGCACGTCCAGATTTTGACGCTGGAACTCACCAAAGCCGTTGTGGCTGCGGCAGAGGAAACCAACGCCGACGAGGGCGGAAGCGTCTTCGCTGCCGGCGACCTGACCGCTGAAAAGGCCGGGGACGGTGACGGAGACAACGGGCAGAGTGAGGAGAAGAAGTGATGCTCACGCTGCAGAACACTCCGAAAGGAGGTGGGCCCAATGAGTGAGGCCCCGAAATTATCTCAGGTGATCCGTCTGGACAGCCTCCCGCTGAACCAGACGTATTTCACTCCCGAAGGCTACCTGATGGACAGGCCGATCCTGACCAGCACAGGTATCTTCGAGTACACCAACCCTGACGGGAGCGTCAGGAGGGAGCTTCGGCTCCCTGAGGAAGTCTTCGCTGCTGAGAGTCTTGCCTCGTATCAGGGCAAGCCCATCATCATCACGCATGATGCGGGTCTGGTGGATAAGGACAACGTCCAGAAGCATCAGATCGGCACCATCCTGACGGAAGGGTATCGAAGCGGGGATGACGTCCGTGCGGAGATCGTTATTCACAACACCGACGAGATGCGGTATTGCGGCCTGAAGGAGCTGTCCCTCGGCTACAATCTGACGCTCGATGAAACGCCGGGTGAGTGGAACGGCCAGCACTACGACGCCATCCAGCGGGACATCCGCATCAACCACTTGGCCTTGGTCCGGGAAGCCAGAGCCGGTGAACAGGCGCGGTTAAATATTGATGGCCGTGATCCTGCAAGAACTCTCAAAGGAGGAAAAGTCATGAAGAAGAAAAATGCTCCCAAGAATGCTCGTCGCGCTGATGGCGTTCTGTCCCCGGAAGAGCTCGCCAAGGCCATCGAGGAGTACAAGGCCCGCCGTGCTCAGCGCCTCGCCGCCAAGACCGACGAGGACCCCACCGAGGGTACTGATCCCGTAGTCAGCGCCAAGCCCACCAACGCCCCCGCTGCCGCGCAGGATGACGACGATACTGTTGTCGCTCCCGCCGGTCAGGAGCCTCAGACTGTCGAGGATAAGGTGGCGGCTGTCAAGGACAACCGTGACCGCCGCGATGCTGACGGCGACCCTGAGGATCTGGAGTCCGCGAAGGGCGTCATTGCCAATCAGGACGAGGACATGGACATCCTGTTCGACATCATCGACACTCTGCTCGCGCAGAAGGAGTTCGACGAGGCTGGCTGCACCGATCCTCAGACCGACGAAGGTGATGACACCACCGACGAGAACAACGACGAGGGCGACGACGACACCGACAATCAGGACAGCGACGATGACCCCATCCCCACCGCTACGCCCGCCGACCACACCCAGGGCGAAGTCCTGAACGCCGACGGCATCGACGCCATCATCCGCCAGCGCGTGAAGATCGGCATGATCGGTAAGGCCCTGAACCTCGACGGTGTTGAGGATATGAGCATCTCCGCCGCCAAGAAGGCCATCATCAAGGCTGTGCGTCCCGAGATGCGTCTGGACGGCAAGAGCGATGCGTTCGTGAACGCTGCGTTCGAGTACGCCGTCGCCGATGTCGAGTCCCGCTCCAAGAAGGACGTCGGCTACCAGAAGAAGCAGATGTTCAACCGCGACTCTCGCACCCCTGTCAGCAACGGCGTCGGTTCCGCTGATTCCGCCCGTCAGAAGATGATCGAGCGTCGCCAGAATAGAGCAAAGGAGGAAAAGTAACATGAGTGCTCAGACCAAGTACGGCTATTCCACCCCTATTGGCGCGGCTGGCGGTATCGTTGATGTCGCGCCGCACCAGATCGACACTTTCCTCAATGAAGAGGAGAACGGCGTCCTGAAGTTCGGCGCGGGCGTCGTTCAGGGCAGCAAGCCCGGTGTCAATATCGCCCTGCCCAAGAAGGCCGCTACCGCCGCCAAGTTCGAGGGCATCACCACCAACAACCGCACCACCGAGTACGATCTGGAGGGCAAGCTCGCCGTTCGTAAGGGTGCTGCCGTTGGCGTCATGCGCTACGGCAAGATTTACGGCCGCGTGGCTGAGGGCGTCGAGCCTGCCTACGGTGACAGCGTTTACCTGATTACCGAGGGCGAAGAGGCTGGCTGCTTCACCAACGAGGCTGGCACCCCTGCTTCTGGCGAAGGCCATCAGGGCGACCCCGCCACCATCGCCGTCAAGGCCCGCTTTGTCGGCGGCGTCGATACCAACGCCCAGATTGCCCCGATTGAGCTGTTCAATCAGGCTCGGGCGTAAGAAAAGGAGGAACGTGAATTATGGCTACCAAAAAGCACATGAACTATGATAGCGACGAGGCCATGACCCTGCGGGGCTCCAAGATCCCCAAGGCTATCATGGCTTCCGAGGGCACTCGCTTCGATAGTGCCGAGGATGCTTCCGTCTTTTTCGCCCGTGAACTCGACCACGTCAAGGCTCAGTCCTACGACGTCGAGTACCCCGAACTGACGGCCCTGCACCTGTTCCCGCAGAGCTCCGAGGCCGACCCCGGCGCGGAGACCATCACCTACTACACCTACGACAAGACCGGTCTGGCGAAGATTATCGACAACTACTCCACCGACCTGCCCCGTGCGGACGTGACCGGCAAGCCCAGCTTCGCCAAGATCAAGTCCATTGGCGACAGCTACGGCTACTCCGCTCAGGAGATGCGGGCTTCTCGTCTGGCTGGCAAGTCTCTGGACGCCCGCAAGGGCGAGTCCGCTCGTTACCAGATCGACGCCCTGACCAACAAGATCGCATGGTGCGGTGACGAGGAAAGCGGCCTGATGGGCGTTCTGTCCGACGGCCAGAATATTCCTCTCTACACCATCGGCGCCAACGCCAGCGGCAAGACCAAGTGGGCGGAGAAGTCCGCCGACGAGATCCTCGCCGACGTGAACGGCATGGCGAAGCAGGTTGCGAAGATCACCAAGAACGTCGAGCGCCCCGATACCCTGTGCGTCCCCGCTGACGTGTTCATGGACATCTCCACCCGCCGCATTCCCGACACCAGCACCACGGTTCTGGCGTTCATTCAGGAGCACGCTCCGTACATCAAGAACGTCGTGTCTACCGCTGAGCTGGATGCAGACTCTCCCGAGACCAACCCCTACGCGGTTGGCGGCAATCCTCAGGGCGTGGCGTTCCTGTTCAAGAACGACCCTCGCAAGCTGACTCTGGAGAACCCGATGCCGTTCTACCAGTACCCCCTGCAGGTCGAGAAGCTGGAAACCATCATTCTCTGCGAGGCCCGCACCGCTGGCGTCATCGTCTACTACCCGCTGTCCGCTCTGATCGCGGTCGGCGTGTCCTAAGAGGGGAAATTTTTTATGGGGAGGTTGCCAAGTGGCAATCTCCCCATAACATTCGCGTCAATCGAGAATAACGTCAGGCTGTCGAGGAGCCACCCTGCGGCAGCCCACGAATAACAGGAGGTTCATCATGAAGATCAGAAATAAGGGCTCCAAGATTATCAACATCGGCACGACGATCCTCATGCCCGATGCGTCTATGGACATCAACGAGGCCACTCTCAAGCTGCCCGCCATTCAGGCGTTCATCGCCAAGGGCTTGCTGGAGACCGACGAGAGTGAGGCCGCCTTCCAGAAGGCTGTCGAAGAGGCCGCTGCGAGAAAGCTGGCCGAGGAGGCCGAGGCTAAGGCGAAGGCTGAGGCGGAAGCCAAGGCAAAGGCTGAAGCTGACGCAAAGGCCAAGGCCGAGGCTGAAGCTGCTGCCAAGAAGGCCGCAGAGGATAAGGCCAAGGCTGACGCCGCCAAGAAGGCCGCTGCCGCAAAGGCTGCCGACGAGAATAAGTAAGGAGTGAGCGCCATGAAGGCCATCCAGTACATCCGACTGATCGGGAAAGAGTTCATCTCCCTGACCGACGCGGAGCTTCACCTTTGGGTGGAGATGGTTCGCCCTATGGTGAGCCGCAAGCAGTTCGGGAAGCTGTATGAACAGGCGATTGCCTATCTCGTCTGCCACAAGCTGAAGATGGCCGGGTATGGCGAGAATCCGCTCGGAGATATGGGCGCTATCGGCATCGGTTTCGCTGTTGGAAGCGTGTCCGAGGGCGGGAGCAGCATCAGCTTCGGGGCGAATCAGAGTTCCAACCTCGCAACGGATGCCGAACTCGGTTTGACCGCTTACGGCGTTCAATTTCTCCAACTCCGGCGGATGGTTATTGTCCCAATCCATTGCAGCGGTGAGCTTGACAGCTCTGGCGGCAAAGGGAAGAACAATCCGTGTATCGTGCCTGTCGCCTCTGACGCCGTCCTCGGCGGCATCAAGGTACGCCCCGGCTCTGGCTTGAAGCTGGAACCGGACGGGACGCTCTCTGTTGACAGGGAGGAACCGTAATGGCGTTGAGCATTTCAGACCTGACGCCTGAGGGCAGAAGGTATTTCGAGCAACTGCAGAAGCTCTCCCGGCTTGAAGTGCAGGTCGGGTTCCAAGAGGGCCAGACCTACGAAGACGGCACATCCCTTGCGGACGTGGCCGCGTACAACGAACTCGGCACCTCTGACAGCCCAGCCAGACCGTTCATGCGACAGAGCTTCGAGAACCACGAGCCCGAACTGAAAGCGGCCTGTGAGCAGGTCAACAAGACGCTGGCCGAGGGCGGCACGACCGAAAAGGCTCTCAAGGATTTGGGCGTCTTCTGCAAGGGCCTTGTGCAGCAGGAGATCGTCGATGGCGGTTTCGTGGCGAATAAGCCATCCACCATCAAGAAGAAAAAGTCCGAGCAGCCGTTGATAGACACCGGCCACATGAGGCAGTCGGTTGACTTCGTCATCAAGGAACGAGGTGATTGACCGTGAACATTACGCTGTTCAACAAGAAATACTGGGTACGCCGGTTCAAAGAGCCGCAGAACATTCGCGGTTACATCACCGCAGACCACGAGGACTTTGTTGCCAGTCTGCATATCCACCCGATGGGTTCGGATGCGATGATTGCGCTGCCTGAGGGCGAACGCAAGATGAAGCATCTGGAAGGTCACGGAACCGATGTGCTGATACCGGCCAGCGAAGCAACGGGCATCAAGGGCGACCTGTTGTACTACATGGGCGACTGGTACGAGTGTACCGCCGCCCAGCCGTGGGATCATACGGTGCTGTCGCACTTGAACTATCAGTTTTGCCTCGTGCCGACAGACGGCGCACGGGCTTCGGACATCGAAGACCCGCCGCAGGATGACCCAGCAACAGCGGGGAAGACCCAGCAGGAGATCCCGCCCATTACGAATTTCCCCATTGCGTCCGCAGACACCGTCGGCGTGGTGCGCATCAAGGACGATTCCGGGCTGGTGATTGACGAGGAGGGCTTCTTGTCGCTCGCAAAGCCGACCGACGGAGGTGATACGCCATGAGAGTAGGGCAGGCCAAGGAGCTGTTCCGCGCTCTGACCCAGCAGTATTTCGGCGGCGCCAACGTCGTATTCGCCAATCAGAGCCGCACGGCCAAGCAAAAAGAGCCACTTGTGGTGCTGACCCCCGGCAACGTCCACCGCCCGCAGGCTCCGAACTACACATTCGTAGATGGCGAGGTCGTCGGGCATTACCTCTCCCGCTTCTCTATCACGGTGGATCTGTTCACGAACGGTTCGCCGGTCGTCGATGAAGTATCAGGGAAGGTCGTGGCATACGAGGATAACGCGGTGGACGATATGCTGTCCTTTGCCGACTTCCTCAATTCCGAGCATACCGTCCAATGGAGCCATCAGAACGATGTGAGCATCCTGATTGACGGCGATGTGCTGAACCTGACAGGTGTTGTGAACGATACGAGCTACGAGTTCCGTTCGCGCCTGACGGTTCAGTTTTATTTTACCCAAAAGGCAGTGGGAGCTTCCACGGCGCTGCTGGAAAGCAGCCTGCAGTACCCCACAGGCGAGAAAGACCCGGAAACGCAGGAGCCGACCTACACGCCTACCGAGCCGCCTGAGACTGATAGCAAGTCCGGGCCTTGGGGCGACGAGGAGGAGCCTATCGTCGTTCCGACCTTCGAGCCGTCCGCCAGCGGTGGCGGAACCGAAGAGCTGGCAAAGGAAGAAACCGGCTACTTCACCGAAGTTGAGATAAAGGAGGAAACAGGCAATGAGTAAGAACTACGACATGATTGCCACGGTAGACATCGACATCGCAACCCCGATTGTGGATGATACCAGCTTCGACAATCTGCTGATTATGGGTCCTGCGCCGAAGACTGGCGACAAGTCCCCGGCCCGCGTTGGGGTTTACTCTGACATCAGCGAAGTGGAAGACGCCGGCTTCGTCACAAGCGGCGCGGATGCCGACCCCGTCGGCCTTGCCGCAAGCGTGGCCTTCGCTCAGAGTCCTCGCCCGACGGCGGTGTATATCGCTGTTCAGCAGCTCTCCGAAGGCGCTGTTGTGGCCGGCCAGACCATCAAGGACACCAATACTGCGGTCGCGCAGTATGCGGGCAAGAAAGAGGGCCTTACCGGCTGCGCCATCTCCTTCAAGGAGTCTGCCCGCAAGCTGAGCATGGTTCTGGACGGCCCGATCACCGGCGTCAAGAACACCGGCCTTTTCGATATGCTGGCGGCGCTGATCGCCGACGGCTATACCGCGACCATCGAGGGCACCGCCATTACCGACGGTGCCAGCTTCAAGGCTTGCCCTGTGTGGAGCCGCCTGAAGAAGATTGACAAGGGCGACGAGGAGCAGTTCACCGTCGAGGTGAACAAGGCCGGCGGTACTGCGGTGCTCTACACCGTGGCCGTTTCGTACCCTGACCCCGACGCGCCTGCCACGCAGGCCGCCGAGGACAATGAGCCTGCCAACACCCCGGACACTGAACTGGAGACCCCGGCAACGACTATTGCCCGCGCTCTGGCTACCTCCGGTTGGTACGTGCTCTGCACCGCGGGCGTTGACCCCGCCAAGTACGAGGAGATCGCCGCGTACATGGAAACGCAGGAGAAGCTCTTCTGCTACACGGAACTGGACTGCTTCGCAGCCCCCGGCACCGCCCGCAAGGACGGTGAGGATCTGGTACAGCCGTCTGTCGGCAACGTCTACTTCCGCACTCTGGGCGTCTATGGCCGCGAGACTACGGATCAGGCCGACGAGGACATCCCGCCCGCGAACCGCTACATCAACGTGGCGTTCGTTGCGAAGTGGCTGAACTACGAGTCCGGTAGCGAGACGACTGCCTTCAAGCAGCTTGCTTCTGTGTACCCGTCCAAGCTGACCAGCACGGAGATGAAGGCTCTGGCCGACAAGAGCCTGAACTACTTCATCACGGTCGGAAGCAAGAACCTGAGCATGAACGGCAAGGTCATCGGCAACGAGTGGGCGGACATCATCCGGTTCCGCGACTGGTTGAAGAACGATATGCAGCTTCGCGTTGTCAATCTGTTCGTCACCCGCCCGAAGGTGCCGTACACCGACGCGGGTATCTCTCTGGTGCAGAACCAGATGATTGCCTCGCTGAAGTCCGGTCAGGACGCCGGCGGCATCGCCGAGAGCGAGTTCGACGAGGACGGCACCGAGATCCCCGGCTACGTCACGTCCGTTCCTCTGGCGGCCAGCCTGTCCGCGTCCGAGAAGGCGTCCCGCAAACTGACGAAGTGCAAGTTTAAGGCCAGGCTGGCCGGTGCGATCCACTTCGCCGAGCTCAAGGGCAGCCTGACCTACGAATTGTAAGGAAGGAGGAACTGAGAGATGGGTAAGATTAAGACCTACAACCCGAAAGAGGTTACGATTGCGCTCGGCAACCACATTGTCGCCGGCTACGCCGACGACAGCTTTATCACCATCGACCCGAATGGAGACGGTGTCACTAAGAAGGTCGGTTGCGACGGCGAAATCGTCCGTAGCATCAGCCCCGATGATACCTACATCGTGAAGCTGACCGTGCTGCAGACCTCCGAGACGAACAGCTTCCTGCAGAACCGCTTCAAGCAGGACCGTCAGACCGGCGACGGTATGTTCCCGATCCTGATTAAAGACCTGAAGGGCGGCATGGTGTTCAGTTCCGACGCGGCATGGCCCGCCAAGCCCGCATCCCGCGGCTTCGGCAAAGAGTCCAACAACCGCGAGTGGGAGCTGCACACCGGCTCTGGCGAGCTGACCGAGTAAGCAACGCAAAGAGGCCGTCCGTCAAGGGCGGCCTCTACCGTACATAACGAGGGGGTTATGAACTATGAGAAGAATGCAGACGATTGAGAAGGTCATCGGGGAGAACACGTTCTATATCCGCCCGTTCGGCGCCTTTGCGGCGGCGAACATCAGCGGTGAACTGGCCGCCTTGCTGTCCCCGATTCTGGCGGGCATTGCCCCGCTGTTTGGCGGCCTCGACACGGGAGACGGCGGCTCTGACGCCGCAGCGAACCCGCTGGACATGGACATCGAGGAGGCTATGCCTGCCATCAGCAGCGCACTCTCTACGATTTCTGGTGACAAGGTCGAACGCATGATGCGCCGCCTGCTGATCGACCAGCAGAATATCAGCGTTCAGGGCGAGGACACCGACGGTGACACCGTCATTCTGGATAAAGACCTTGCCGACGAGGTGTTCTGCGGCGAACTGCAGGATATGTTCATCCTGTGCTACGAAGTTATCAAGCTGAACTTCAAGGGTTTTTTCAAGAGAGTCGGAATCCAATCTGGCAGCCTTATCGACAAGCTGCGGAAGGGGACTCCGACATCCGAAAATGGGGAGACTTCGACTTCGGACGCTTCAGCGAGCTTGAGCTGAGAATGTACTCGCTTATCAAAGCGGGTATCGCCACGAAGTCTGAGTTGGACGAAGCCTACACACTCGACGAAGCTCTGAAACTGTATGCGCTGTATAGCATGGACAGGGACATCGAGCGGTTCCAAGCCGAGGAGATGCAGGCCGAAATGGGCAGATAAAAAGCCCACTCCGCGTGGGAGCGAGCTTTTCCATTTGCGCCTCAGTACATGATGCGGACGAGGGCTTTGTAGTTGTCGGCGTCAAGAGAACACAAAGCCTTAGTCCCGTCTTTGAAGATGATCGAGACAGTGTAATCGCTGTTCTTTTTGGCGGAGTTAGCTCCAGCGATGGCGCCAATTCCGCCAAAGAGTGCTGCGCCAACAGCACCGCGGGCCACGCCGCTGCCCATGCTGGAATTGCCCTCCTGCATGACCAGCTCGTAGTGGTCTACGGTAGTCTTGTTGATGAAGGTCTTCTTTGCACCGAAGAATTTGTTCTCGGTAATGAGAAGCCCTTTTTTGTCGCCCTTGAACGAAATCAGGCCGCTGTAATCACCGGCGAGAACCGTGTTTGCCATGATCGTGTGCTCCTCTCTGAATTATAGCCTTGCGGCTTATGAGTGATATTCTATCAGCTTTGAGCGGTACGGTCAACACGGAGCGGTAAAATCTGCCATGAAAGGAGGGCGATTGCTCATGACGATTGTGAAGTTTATCAACGAGGTTGGCTTCAAAGTACGCGAAGGCGACGTAAAAAAAGTCAACGGAACAATCTCTGACATCAAGAGCACCGCGACGAAACTTCTCGGCGCAATCGGCATCGGGTTCAGCCTGACCAAGATCAACGCCCTCGTGGAAGAGTTCGGGCGCGTCAATGAACAGGTCAAGAACTCGACCGCCGCGCTCGGAGACCAAGCTGAGATTCAGAAGAAAATCATGGAGTCTGCTCGGCAAACGCGAAGCAGCTATGCGGAAACTGCAGGAGTGATTTCCGACCTCGTGCACGAAAGCCCAGAGCTGTTTGGCAACATCGACGAAGCGGTCAAGTTCAATAATGCGGCAACAATGCTGTTTAAGTCCGCCGGTAAGACAAATGAAGATATTGCCGGTCTTATGGAGGCAATTAACAAGTCCTTCGCCAAGGGCTATGTTGACAGCGAAACAATCAGCCAGCTTTTGGAGCGTTCACCCGAAGCGGTAGAACTGCTCAACAAGAAACTCGGCACGACCTCCGATAAACTGGAAGAGATGGCATCGTCCAGAACTATGACGGTCGCAGATCTGAAGGCTGCGTTCGTGGACAATGCCAACACCATTGAGCAAAAGTTTGGAGGCGTACAGTACAGAATCACAGACGCCTTGACCGTCATCCGAAGCCAATGGGGACTCTGGCTGACGCAGATGGACAGTACGCTTGGAGTGACGAACACTATCGCCAATGCGATGGTGAAGTTTTCCGATACAGCCATGCGCGTGATGAACCGCGTCCGAAATGCCGTCGTATGGCTCAACGACAAGCTCGGCGGATCTGGGAATCTGCTGAAATTACTGGCCATTGCGGCAGGCGCACTACTATTCGCGTTCAAGTTCGACAAGATTACAAGTGGTGTGGCAGCCATCATCAAGGGGCTAAAGGGAGTCAACAAAGAGGCTCTTTTGATGGCGGCAAAAATCATCATTATTGCTCTGTTGGTGGAGGATTTCATCAACTTCATGCAGGGCAACAACTCCCTGCTCGGAAGCCTGCTTGAAAGGGCGGGCGTTGACGTGGATAAGTTCCGCGCCAACATCATCAAGATTTGGGAGAACATCAAGACCATTCTGACCGCCGTATGGAAGGGCATCAAAAATGTGGCGATCCCGATTTTTCAAGGCATCTGGAGCGTCATCAAGACGGTGTTCGAGGCCATCGGCAAGATTATAGATAAAATCGCCCCGCAGTTCGCAAACCTTGCCGACCAGCTTGCGAACGGTAACATCGACACAGATAAGTGGGTGAAGGTCGGCGAGGCCATCGCAAAAATCATCGCCGTCATCATAGGCGTCGTAGCTGCCGTCAAGACCGTCATCGCCGTGGTGCGAACGGTCACTTCGGTCGTGAAAGGCGTCTCGGCGGTGATCTCGTTCGTGTCCAGCCCTGTCGGCCTTGTGATTCTGGCGATCATGGCCCTGATTGCCGTAGGCATCCTGCTCTACAAGAACTGGGATAAAATCAAAGCCTTTGCCATTCGCATTTGGACGGCCATCAAGGATTTCTTCGTCAACATCTTCACGTCGATTGGGAACTTCTTCACGAGCATCTGGGAAGGCATCAGCACGTTCTTCTCCAGCGTGTGGAACGGCATCAAAGAGACGGTGTCCGGTGCGGTTTCCGCCGTCTGGGAGACCATCTCCACGGTGTTCTCGACGATCTGGGAGTTCATATCCGGTGTCGCCACCAACATCTGGACGGCCATCACGACGGCGTTTACGAATATCCTGTCGGGCATCACCGGCACGATTGGAAACATCAAGGACAGCATCGTGACCGGCTTCACCGCCGCAATCGACTGGATCAAGAGTCTGCCTGCTCAGGCCCTGCAGTGGGGTGCTGACATCATCAACAACATTGTCGAGGGCATCAAGGGCGCGGTCGGTAAGGTCGGAGAGGCAGTCTCCGGCGTCGCCAGCAAGATCAAGGGCTTCCTCGGCTTCTCCGAACCGGATGAAGGCCCGCTGAGTGACTTCCACACCTATATGCCCGACATGATCGACCTGATGACCAAGGGCATCAGCGCGGGCAAGGCCAAGGTACGCGATGCGCTCGGCGCTCTGACGGGCGATATGTCCATCATGGCGCAGGCCAACGTAGCCAGCCCCACCACGGCGCGGACGGCTATGGGCAGCAACAGCGTCAGCAAGAGCGTCGTGCAGAACGTGAACATCAACAACAAGTTCGAGGGCGACCGTGCCGGCCAGCAGAAGTCCGCAGCGGCGATGGATAAGGCCGCAGGCGACTCTACGGGCGAGATGGCCCGCGCCCTCGCGTATGCAAGGTAGGTGACGTAGATGGCAAGAGCAAAAAGACCTGTCACCATTGCAGGCATCGAGTTCGACGCGCTTATCAGCGAAGAGCATGGCTACGAGGCTACCGTTCCTGAGTATGCCGTTGAGAGCGGCTTTTCCGTCAGCGACGCGATCATCCACGGCGCCGAAACGCTGAACATGGTTCTCTATGTCACCGATACTCCGGTCACATGGAGAAGCCACAGCGGGCGCGGCCGTGTTGAGCAGGTCACGAAGCGGCTGGAGGAGCTGTACTACACCGCCGAGCCGGTCACAATCGTCACCAGCGACGCCACCTACACCAGCATGGCGATTGAGAACCTGACCATCAGCAAGAGCGCCGAGGTAGGCTACGCCAGAGAGATCCCAATTTCGTTCCGCAAGATTCGCATTACGACGGCGCGGACGACGACCATCCCCGCCAGCTACGGCAAGAGCGGTGCGACCGCCGCTTCTGCAGGCACGGCCAACACGTCCAGCGGGAGCAGCGGACGCTCAGGCTCCGGTGGCTCCGGCGGCTCCGGTTCGGGTTCTGGCTCTGGCAACGGCTCTGGCAACAGCAAGTCGAGCGTCCTCTATGGTGCCGCAAAGTCAATCGGCCTGATTTCGTGAGGAGGGAAACAAGATGGAATATACGATCATCGAAGTCCCAGACCTCAACGACAGCATGAGCCGTGTCGTTCTGAATGGCAAGGCGTATCTGATTCGGTTCACATGGAACGACCGCGGCGGCTTCTGGAAGTTCGGCCTCTACGACACGCAGAGCCAACCCATCGTCATTGGCATCAAGATTGTGCCGAGGTTCCCTATGAACCTGTTCTACGGTGTGACCGCGTTGCCAAGCGGTGTTTTCGGTGTGATGACCAAGCTGGAGCACATCGGGAGGAATGATTTTCTCGACGGGAAGGCCAGCTTCGTATTCTGCCCTGCGGAAGATAGCGACTGACCCGCTTTTCTATCCGTCCTACGGACTGTCCGCGGACGCTCCGTGGGACGGTCACGCATGAAATCCGAGGACAGTCCGCGCATAACCGTAACCGTAACCGTAACCGTAACCTATACCGTAATCTAACCTAACCAGTAAATATATTTGGTGTGCGTTTTGCAAACGCACGAGCGTGTTTTCTTTGCTTATTTTTCGTGATTTTGCTTTTTGAGCAAAGTCGTTTGTAAAACGAGAGGGGGGATTTTGATGTCTGCGAACTTCGACAGAGAGTATCGCTTGGCTGCAGGTAAAGCTGGCGGCATGGGCTTCGAGATCGGCGAGAAGTCGAAGAGTCAGCCCGTCCCGCTGCACATCAATTTCTCCATTGAGCGCACCGACCTTGAAACGCAGAACACGGGGCGCGTGACCGTCTGGAACTTGAACAAGGAGCACCTTGCCACTCTGGACGAAAAGGACTGCGTCCTGTCCCTGAAGGCGGGCTACGGAAGCCGTATGCCGCTGATTTTCGCCGGCATCGTCACAAACTGCGTCACGACCCACGACGGCGCAGACCGCAAGACGGAGATCGAGGTGGTAGACAACCTCGTCGAGATCCGCGATACCTACGTCACGATTTCGTATGTGGGCACGGTGAACTGGAAGACCATCTTCGACGATGTGGCAAATCAGATGGGTGTGGCGGTGACGTATTCGTACAACGCTGAGTTTGCCGACATCGCCAACGGCTTCAGCTTTGTCGGCCTCGCCCGCGATATTATGACGAAGGGATGCGCCTGCTGCGGCCTCGTGTGGAGTCTGCAGAACGGCGTCATGCAGGTCAAGAAGCCGGGGGATGTCATGAGCCGTGAGGTCTTCGTTCTCTCTGAGGACTCTGGGCTGCTGGGCATCCCTGCCCGCGTCACCGAGGCCAACTCCGAAACGAGCGATAAGACCAGCATCGGGTGGGAGGTCGAGTTCTTCCTGAACGGGGCCATCCACATTGACGACTATGTGAAGCTGGAGAGCAAGACCGTCACGGGTTATTTCCGCGTCGCCAAGCTGACGCAGTCCGGGGACAATATCTCCGGTGACTGGACGTGTACGGCGCGGCTCATGGAGGTGCAGGGGTAATGATGCAGGAGTTTGTGCAGGAGATCCAGAACACCGTCCAACGTGGGCTTCGCGGCATCCATACGGCCATGCCGGGGCGGATCGTCAGCTTCGACGCCGCAAAGGGCATCGCAACGGTCAAGCCCGCGATGAAGTTCAAGAAACCGGACGGGAAGACGATGGATTTCCCACAAGTCACCGGCGTTCCGGTCGTGTTCCCGCAGGGGGCAGGACAGGGCGCAACGATTGCGTTTCCGGTCAAGCCCGGAGATAGCTGCCTTCTGGTGGTGGCCGAGCAGAGCCTCGACTACTGGCAGTACGGGCAGGAAACCAGCACGGATCTGGCCTTCGACATGACGAACGCGATTTGTATTCCCGGCCTGTTCGCCCAAGGGAACCCCGTGGTCGCGGATGCCTGCGCCCAAAATGCGGTCATCGTCGATGTAAAGGGAACCCGCCTGACAGTCAAGGGCGGCTCCGTGACGATTTCTGCTCCCGAAGTCACCGTCGAGGGAAACCTGACTGTGACCGGCAGCCTGTCGTATTAGGCCCGTAGAAGTTCGCTACGAGCTTTCAGGCAAAAGCAACAATCTACACCCATGAGGCGCTACGACACCGTCTGGGTGATTTCTGGCGATTCCAGACTACTTCTGGGAGGGGGGTATTCACCGTGTTAGACATCAGACTGAATGAGGACGGCGATATTGCCATCTCCAAGAATGGCGACATCTCCACGACGGAGAGCGTCAGGCAGGCGGTGATGATTCGGCTGCGCTGGATTTACGACGAGTGGCGGCTCGGCCCTGAGCTGGGCTTCCCATGGTTCGAGGAAGTGTTCATCAAGAACCCGAACACCATCAAGATTAAAACGCTCGTGAGAGACGAGATCCTGAAAGTGAAGGAGGTCAAGGCGGCGACGGTCACGTCGGTCGATTACAACCCGGCAAAGCGAACGGCGACGTTCCGCTACACCGTCACCGTAGGAGAGGACACGTTTAGAGAGGAGGTAACGCTGTATGGCTGATTATGGCCTGACCCCACAGGGGCCGAATATCAAGCGGCTGGATGTCATTCTGGAAGAAATGCACTCGGGGCTGTCGGAGAAATGGGGCGTGAACACGCGCCAGAACCCTGAGTCCCTGCTGAACCATCTGCTGACGAATGTGGCCGACGCCATCGCTGACCTCTGGGAGTTTGGCGAAGCGGTGTACTTCTCACAGTACCCGGCTACTGCAGAGGGCCGAAGCCTCGACAACGCCGCGCAGTACGGCGGCTCCACCCGTGAGGCCGCAGCGAAGTCGTATTACCCGATTCATTGTACGGGCAAGGACGGCACGAAGCTGGCCGCCGGTACGAGGATTTCCTCTGCGACGAACCCGACAACCTATCTGAGTATCACGGACACGAGAGAAATCAGCCGTACATCGTTCAATCGTGCCTGCATCAAAATCGCGTCCCTCGGAACAGAGAGTGTTTACACCGTAGCCATCAATGGCGCGGTGTTTTCTTATAGCCCGACGGCGGCGGACACGCTCGCGGTGCTGAAAGGCATCGCGGCGGCCATCACCGACGAGAAGTTCACGGCCTCCGTGGACGAGACGAATGAGTTCCTGAACATCGAGGCGGCAGACATCGCCTCGAACAATGTGCTGATTCTCTCCGAGAACCTGACCACGGAGACGGTGACGTCGATCATCACCTTCGGCACCGAAGAGAACGGCGACATCCTGATTCCTGGCGGGGTCATTACGAACATCGTCAACGCCGACGCCGGCCTGCTGGCCGTCGAGAACCTCTGCGGCTACATCGCGGGCCGTGACGAAGAGACGGACGTTGAGTTCCGCCAGTCCTACGCGGACAAAATCTTCAACCGTTCGAGCAATATGCTTGAGAGCATCCGCTCCGCAATCCTGCTGAACGTGCAGGGCGTCCGCAGCGTCGCCCCGTATGAAAACGCAACGCACCAATGGTATGTGGACGGCACCTATCTGGACGTGAAGGACGTGACTGAAACGCCTGCAGGCGACATCGTCCGTCCGCCGCACAGCGTCGAGATCGTGGTAGATGGCGGCGACTCGAAGGAAATCGCGCAGCAGATCCTCGCCAACAAAGCGGGCGGCATCAACACGGTCGGCGAGACCGTCGTGGTTCTGCCCGGTGAGTACGACGAGGAAATCACGATCCGGTTCAATCGGCCGACGACGATTTACACATGGTTCCGCCTGGGCATCACGCTCAACCGCTCCGAGGCTTTGCCGCCGAACTACGTTGACCTGCTGAGAGAGGTCGTCCTGAAGAACATGGACGCTCTGGATGCTGGCAAGGATGTCGTTCCGCAGCAGTTCATGAGCCAGCTTTACAAAGCCTGCTCTGGTATCAGCTATATCGACATTCAGCTTTACGCTTCGGCGGACGCCTCCGATGAAAAACCCTCCAAGTACCCCGACCGCAGTAAGAACATTACGGCGCGTCAGCGGGCCTACACCAAGGAGGAGATGATCGAGGTGGAGATTGATGGCTGATTATGTAGCGACCCTGAAAAACGACCTTGTCGAGCAGTTCCGAGGCAAGGCCAATATCGAGGCGCTCATGGAAGTCATAGGCGCCCAGCTTCAGCAGGTGTATGACTTCTACGACCAGCTTCGGCAGGACAGGGGAGTACATACAGCCGTTGGCAAGCAACTGGACGGTGTCGGCGACATCGTCGTGATGACCAGAATGGAGGCCGGCAAGCTCGCTGGCGACCCGATCCCGTTCGAGGTCATCGACGACGAGACCTACCGCCGGTATCTGATTTACAAAATCCTGAAAAACACCTGCGATTGCACCTACCCCGACATCATCAAGGCGTTTCGGATGTTCTGGGATCGGCCTCTGTACTACAAGGAAGACCCTGCAGAACCCGCGACGATGATTTTCGACACAGGCGAAATGGACGGCATGGTCGATACGACGCCGCTGTTCACCACGCCGCTGCTCCGCGCCGCTGGCGTTACCCTGAAGCTCTACGCTCGGACGAAGACCGAGATGGAGACGGCCAAGCTCTACATTCTGAGCGGCCTCGGCTTTGCCGTCACGGAAACGCTGTTGCCCATCCTCGAACGCGATATTGATTACCGCGCCCATGTGTACGTCAGGGGCGGGTATTCGACCATCGCCGAGGACACACTCCCCGGCGTCGAGCGAGACTATAAGTTTGGCTTCAAACTCCATCTGGGCGCCGGTCTGCAGGCGGTCTTGGAGAGTACGCTGCCCAATCAGGAGCGCGAAGTGTCCTATGACACCTCTGTTTGCGCTGGAAGCGCGGTTCAGAGTGTCATGGAAACGAGAATCACCGACATGGTGATGAAGTCGGGGAATATGGCCTCACCGCAACGGTCTGCTGCGAAGCGAACGAAACTCCAAAACCTCCGAGCCGTCGCGGATCGCTTGAAGCGAGAAAGTACGGCAGAGGGCAGGAGCGCCCCGAAAGCAGAGTCCAACAAAACGATTGAAGGAGGAACACAGAAATGAGCTACTATGGCGGAACCGTAACAGTCGCCGGCCGAAATCTCATTACGAGCCTCATGGCTGGGAAGACGATTGAGTTCACCCGCATCATGGTCGGCTCTGGTGCCATGCCGGAAGGCGTTGAGCCTATCGACATGGTCGCGCTGGTCACTCCGGTTGCGGAGGGCGTTTCGTCCGTCCCGACTGTGGAGAACGGCGTACTGAGCATGGTGGTCGAATACCGCAACGACCTGAATGGCGGTTTGCAGGAGGGCTTCTGGCTCCGCGAGTTTGGCGTATTCGCCAAGACCGAGGACACCGAGGAAATCCTGCTCTACTACGCAACGCTGGGTGACAGCCCACAGCCGGTCAATGCCTACAAGGACAACCGCATTGACATTCGGCGCTATCCCATTTCGATTGCCCTTGAGCTGGATGCCGACGTCCAGATTACCTACAACCCCGGCGCGTTCATCACGTCCGCTGAGGCTGAGGAGCTGGTACGGACGATGGTTCAGGAGGCGATCAGCGGCGTCGGCACCGCAATCATCAAAGACATCACGATTCCCCACACCGGCTGGACATGGCAGGAGGAGAATCCTGGTGAACAGGGCGCGTGGGACATGGACGAGTATCGCTACTACGTCGATGTTCCCGTGACGGAGGCTGCGGAAACACAGTTCCCGAACGTCGCTCTGCATAAAGCGGCCCTTGAGACCGCGAAAAACGCTGGCCTTTGCCCAACGGTGCAGACCCTTGCCGGTGCGCTGCGCTTCTGGGCAAAGAGAAGTCCCGACGAGGATATGGAGGCGACCATCGCCCTCGTATCTCCCGGCGCCAGCAGCAGCGGGGGAGGCGGAGGATCGACCTATGTGCTGCCCGTGGCTACGGCAACGCGGCTCGGCGGCGTAAAGATCGGCAAAGGTATCTCTGTGGCAGCGGACGGCACGATCACCGCATCGACCAGCGGCGTCAGCCCCGACGACATGGCCTCCACCGAAGACACGGAATCCATGCTGGACGAAGTCTTCCCCTCTGAGGACGAGAACCCATAAGCTACCGGCAAAGACCATTGAGAGGAGCGATTAAATGGCATACGACACCTCTAAACTCGCAAGCCTTCAGGCTCTGAAAGACACGGCTACCCGTATCAAGAAAGAGTATCTGGCGGCTATCTCCAAGGCGGGTCACGCTTCGTTCCAGAAGGCCGAAGCCATCCCGACCGCGGAGGAGGCACAGGAGAATATCCTGTACCTTGTTAAGAACACCGAGACCAGCCACTACGACATCTACGCTCTGGTAGACGGCACGGTGGAACTACTGGATGACACCACGGTCAATCTCGACGGTTGCGTGACCGACGAAGAGCTGGCAACGGCTCTGGCTGGTCTGGGCGGCGGCGCACTCTATGAGGGCACGAAGTCCGACCTGTCCGCATCCGACAGCAGCGTCATCGAGGCGTACTTCGCGGCGCACACCGACATTACCCCGAAGTCGGGCGATGTGTTCGTTGTGACCACCATCGTCGGCGACAAGGAGTACGAGAAGTCTGCGTACCAGTACACCGGTACGGCGTGGGAAGCGATGACCGGCAATGTGGACGCTGACAAGGTCATCATGCGCGAGAACCTGATGCTGGCGGGCGATTACGACCGCATCGGCAACTGGACGAAGGATAAGAACGGCACGGCCACAAAGGAAGTGTCTGGCAAGTCCGTCGCGGCGATCCTGAAAGACCTGACCTCGAAGACCCTTCAGCCGACCATCACGGCGAACCCGTCCATCAATGGCTTCGGCCTGAGCGGTGCGGGTGCAGTGGAAGCCGGTACTGCGGTTGCGACTGCGTCCTATCTGGCTGCCACCCTGAACCCCGGTTCCTACAAGTACGGCCCCAAGGCCGGTACTGGCGTCGTGGCGTCCAACTGGAAGGTTGAGCGTATCACCGACGGCGGCACCGAGCAGGTGGCCTCTGTGGATGCCGCGTCCCTGCCTGCTGGCAGCGACAACAACGGCGGCAACGGCTTCATCATCGGCGACGCTGGCGGCGCTAACGCTGTGGCAAGCCTGAAGTACCGCGTGACCGCGACGCACGGCGCTGGTGTGCAGGCCGAGGACAACCTCGGCGGCGCGTCCAACCCCGCTGTTGCGATTGCGGCTGGGTCTAAGACGAAGGACTCCGCTGCGTACACGCCGTTCCGTAACTACTTCTTCGGCGCAACCGCCGAGAAACCGGCTCTGGACAGCGCGTACATCCGCGGCCTGACCAAGTCCGGCAAGGCATACGCTCCTGGCGTCATTACCGTCAACGTTCCCGCTGGCGCGAACCGCGTCGTGATCGCCTGCATCGCCGGCAAGACCGGCGTGAAGAAAGTCATCAACGAGACTGCACTGAACGCAGACGTGACCGATACCTTCACCAAGAAGACTGTCGCCGTCGAAGGCACCAACGGTTACACCGCGAAGGACTACAATGTGTGGGTTTTCGAGCCGGCCGTTCCGTATGAGAACGCTGCCGTCCTGAAAGTCACGCTCGGTTGAGAGGAGGGAATGAAATATGGCAGTCATTAACACCCAGAATAGCTACGCCAAGATGGAGTTCCCGCTGACGATCAAGCGGCAGGATGCGTTCAGCATCGACCCCACCGAGATCTGGCCCTCTCTTGAGGCAGCTCAGGAGTACGCACAGACCAACCCCACAGCTTACGTCGGCCAGAAACTCTCTGTCGTCGTGGATGGCGTGTCCACGCCGTATCAGATCAAGAACGCGGCCGGTGAGCTGGAACCCCTCGGCGGTACGCCTGCGACCGACGAGGAAGTAGCAGAGATGTTTAACGAAGTGTTCAATTCTGGGGCAACCGGGAACTGATGCTGCGGTGAACAAATATTTTTAATCATCATTAGGAGGAAAACGCAATGGCTTACGACAACACCCATCTGGTAAAACTGGCAGCCCTCAAGGCTCTGGCTGAGAAGGTAAAGAGCGACTACGCTCTGAAATCCGAACTGACCGCCCTGTCCGGTCGCGTTGACGAACTCGTCACTGCTGGCGGCGAGCCCAACGTCCTGACCGGCATCAAGGTCAACGGTGCCCTGCTGGAGCTGACTGAGAAGATTGCCGACATCCTGATCGCTGAGGGCAAGACCAACGGCACTATCTCCGCCAACGGCGTTGATATTCCCGTTCACGGTCTGGCGGCTCTGGCCTACAAGTCCGAGGTTGCTGAGAGCGATCTGGCTGCCGCTCTGAAGGCCATCATCGACGCCAAGGCGAAGCAGGCCGATCTCGACACCCTGACCGGTGAGGGCGAAGGCTCCATCAAGAAGATGATCGACGACGCCTTCAATGACTTCTCCACCAAGGTCAGCGATGACGGTGTCGTCAACTCTTACAAGGAGTTGATCGACTGGGCTGCCACCCACGGCGCTGAGGCGACCAAGCTGACGAAGGGTATCTCTGAGAATAAGACCGCCATCGCCAACCTGAAGAAGTATGTCGGTACTCTGCCCGAAGGCGCTACCGCTACCGATGTCGTCGGTTACATCGCCGAGGCGATTGCCGCTCTGAGCATCGGTGACTACGCCAAGACCACCGAGGTCACTGCTACCATCAACACCGCTCTGGCCGAGTACGCCAAGACGAGCGATGTCAACACCGGTCTGGGTAAGAAGGCCGACAAGGTCGCCAAGGCAACCAACGGCAACTTCGCTGCTCTGGACGCTGACGGCAACCTCAAGGACTCCGGCAAGAAGGCGGCTGACTTCGTTGCCGCTGAGGCTGGCAAGCGTCTGATGACCGACGCCGAGGGCACCAAGCTCGGCGGCGTGGCTGAGGGTGCCACCAAGGTCGAGGCGTCCGAGACCAACGGCAACGTCAAGATCAACGGCGTTGATACCAAGGTTTACACTGAACCCTCTGATGTCGTGCATGGCGCTATCGCCACCGACACTGAGGTGACTGAGATGCTGAACGAGGTCTTTGCCGCCACCGTCTGAGCGTAATCACAGCGTAGACTGAAAAGGGGCGAGGGCAAAACCCTCGCCCCGTGATTATCCATCTTGGAGGTAGTAACGCATGGGTAAATTGACATACCTGAACCATCTGAAAGCCTGTGCGGAAGCGGCGAAGAGCTTTACGAACGGTCTGGTAGCCAAGCTGGCGCAGACCGTGACGGAAGCGATGCAGGAAATGGAGGACGTGAAGGCCGACAAGCAGAACACGAAGGCAATCACGATTCCGACTACCGGCTGGGGAATCGACGAGAACTCGGAAGATTATCCGAGTTATTGCGACATCGTTGTGGCGGGAATCACGGCGAAAGACCGTGTTGACATTGCCATTGCGCCGAACAGTCAGGCAGCGGCTATCGCCTGCGGGATGTCTCCGACCAACCAGACGTTGGCGGGGAAGATCCGCGTATGGGCGAAGACCGCTCCGGCCGCCGCTATTTCCGCGGAATACTGGCTGAATCAGGGAAAGGAGTAACCAGACGATATGGCTTATGGAACCGTAAATGTCGGTCAGGCTCAGACCGATGACAGCAAGTATCTGACCAACGAACAGGTCGGTACGCCGAGTGGGCTCGCAACGCTGGACGCGAACGGCAAACTGACCGCATCTCAGCGCCCCGACGTTGATGCTTACACGAGGAAACAGACCGACGATCTCGTCGATCAGGATGTGGCGGCGCACAACACGGACGAAACCGCGCATGGCGACATCCGCGCTTCCATCGCGGCTGTTGACGCAGCCGTCAAGGCTATCGAGCTGAAGTACGGCACGGAGATCACGAAAAATCCGTTCAGCGTCGGCTTCACCGACCTGAGTGCGGTCAACGTGACCGGCGTATGGAACGCATCGCTTGGCAGGATCGAGTTCTGATGGCAGAGGAAATCATTTTCTCGCGCCCCGCTGATGAAATTTCCTGCATCATCGGGAACCTGTTCTCAGCGATCACGCCGCCGTGCGACCTCAGACGCAGCACCGATCTTGTCATCTGCGGCATGACCCACGCTCAAAATTATGGGACGCTGACCGTCAAGAGCGACTGCTGCATTTTCATCGGCGAGCCTGAAGATCTGGCTGCCGTATTAAACGGGCAATGCCCGGAAAGGAAGTGCAGACATGGCCGATAAGGAGTTTCTGCTTGGCAACAGAGCAAGGGAGCTTCTGAAGTACACCAAGCAGGCGACGAGAGTTGTCTCCGGCGACATCAGCAAGGCCGACGTTCGAGCAATTATCACACGGGTTGCCGAGCTCGACGACATCTGCGATGTCAAGATGGTCTGCCAAGAGGTCGTACACGTCCTTGACACCAAGGACAAGGAGGGCTTCACAAAGAGTACCTTCCGAATGTATGGAGAGGATATGCGCGAAACCGCGAAAAAGATCCTGACGGACATCCATCGCGCCAACAACACGAATTTCGTGGTGGCGTATGAGGATAGAATCCACAAGATCGAGGAAGTGGTGGACGGCTGCTCCCTGCTGCTGGAGTATATCACGATCTGTATGGACGAAGGCATCATCAGCGTGAAGAAGGCAGGCGTCTGGACCAAGAAAGTCACAGACGTCAAGTATATGGCGATGGCGTGGCTGAAGGGAGACCGCGGCAGAGCCAACAAGCTCCGTTCGGAAGCGAAGGAAAAGGAGGACAGGAGCCTCTACAATCTGGTGATGTCCGCCTGCTCCGCGGCCCAGTCCGCACGGAAGTAATCAGGGTTCATGGCGGAGGCATCCGCCTTGAGTTAGGGTATGACTCGCATCGGCCGCCAACTGGTGGCTCCGCTCCCCGAACACCAACAACACCAACAACGTGTGGAACGTCAACTCCAATGGCAACTACAACAACAACAACGCATCCAACTCGAACGGCATCCGCCCCGCTCTGATGGAAAGTGAGATTAGTAATCCCTCCGATGGGACGAACACAGTACACCATCATCAAAGGGAGTCATATCCTGTCGCCCGTCTGTGCATGGATGGACGATAAACACATCACACCGAGGCTCGCCATCCCGACTTGGATGCTGCGGCTGCCGGGGGCAAGACGACCGGTGTTAGGAGTGATGGCTGGTCTGGAGCTTGCCCTATACCCAGACCAGAGGAAGCAACAACAGCAAAGAAGCGAGTTTATGACCTATCAAGAGATGTGCAGCTTTGAAACGCTGTATGCAGCTTACTTGGAGGCCAGAAAGCGGAAACGGTCAAAGCCCGGAACGGCTCAGTACGAGCAAAATGTTCTGGCCTGCACCGAGAAGCTGTCAACGATCCTGCACACCAAGACCTACGTTCCGAGCAGGTTTGAGGTGTTTTATGTCTATGAGCCGAAGAAGCGGCTTGTCCAAGCGCCCGCGTTTGTGGACAAAGTCGTCCTCCACGCGGTCGTGGACAACATCCTGTATGAAGCCATCACGAAGAGCTTCATTCGGGACAATTTCGCCAGTCAAACCGGCAAAGGCACCAACGATGGTTTGATGCGGCTGAAGCAGCACATGGTCGATTACTACCGGCGAGAGATGCGCGGAACCGATGGGTGGATTCTCAAAGGAGACGTGCATCACTTCTTCGCCAGCATCGACCACGACAAGCTGAAACGCAAACTGAAGGCGCTGCTCGATAAGCGTGGCGTAGACCCGCAGATCTATGACCTGCTGTGCGTCTACATCAATACGACCGACGGGCTGCCCCTCGGCTACCAGACCAGCCAGCTACTCGCTCTGATGTTTCTGGACGAGTTCGACCACCTGATGAAAGAGAAATACCGCCTGAAGTATTACGGGCGATACATGGATGACTTCTACGTCATCCTCTCAGACAAACAGCGGTTGAAGGAGATCCTGAATGACATTCGGGCGCTGATGGACGGCTGGGGCTTGGAACTGAACCAGAAGACTGGCATCTTTCCGCTGAGGAACGGCATCGACTTCCTCGGCTTCCATTCGTACATTACCGAAAGCGGTGGCATCATCCAGAAACTTCGACGGGACAGCATCCAGCGAATCCGTGCGAAGGTGAAGTTCTGGGAGGAAGCCTACAAGCGCGGTGAGGTTACGAAGGACGCTATCCTCCAGAGTTTCGGAGCGTGGGACGCACACGCGGCATACGGCGATACGCACGAGCTGCGGGCGAAATACGCAAAGAAGGTGGAGGCTATCATCGGTGAGCCGGTGGAGATCCACCGGAAACTCAACGGAAACCGTGCGGTACGCGATAAGCGAAGGCTTCGCCAATGCCGCAACCTCTACAAAAAACAGCATCAGAACAGGGAGACGGAGAAATCCGGCTCCTTTTCTTATGCCCAACGCCCCACGGACGTTCCTCCGTGGGCTGACTCTTAACTCTTATCAAGGAGGAAAAACGAAATGGCAAATGTGCTTTTGAGCACCAAGGCCGTCGGCAGCACCGTCAAGCTGAAAGTCAACGGTACGGCAAAAGAGTTCATCGTTGTCCATCAGGGCAAGCCGAGTTCTCTGTACGATGACTCTTGCAACGGCACTTGGCTGTTGATGAAGGACATCTACGAGAACCGCGTCTGGCAGAGCGGAAACATCAACAAGTACGAAAGCAGCGACATCCACACCTACCTGAACAACACGTTCCTGAACCTGTTTGAGAGCAACATCAGGGATGCCATCAAGCAGGTGAAGATCCCGTACCGCAAGAACGGCGGCTCTGGCGGCACCGACCAGAGCGGCGCGAATGGCCTGTCCGCGAAGATCTTCCTGCTGTCGGGTTACGAAGTAGGCTGGACGACCAGCGACTACGGCTACTTCCCGGTGGATGGCGCGAAGCTGTCCTACTTTGAGTCTGGGACCGGCACGTCCGCCAACAACAAGCGTATTGCGAACCTGAACGGCTCGGCCGCCCTCTGGTGGCTCCGCTCCCCGTACACCCGCTACACCAACTACGTGTGGTACGTCTACTCCAATGGCAGCTACTACAGCAACTACGCATCCAACTCGTACGGCATCCGCCCCGCTTTGATTCTTCCCTCTACACTCTTGGTCTCTGATGACGGCACCGTATCCACGAATACGCCCCCGACCATCACCAGTACCAGCGGTGCGAGTGGTGTGAACCTTGGCAGTAAGACGGCGGCGTTCAGCTTCAAGTACACGCCCAACGATGCCGACGGCGACAAGCTGACGGTCACGGAAAAACTGGACGGTGTCGTGAAGAAGACGCGCACGAATGTCACCAGCGGTACGCAGCTCACCTTCGAGTGCGCCAGCACCGCGGCGGAGTTCCAGAAGATTCTCAACGGAACGCACACCATCACCATCGAAGTGAGCGATGGAAAGGCGAGTGCGACCTTTACGGCCACCTTCACGAAAGCCGTCCACAAGGCGACCATCACGCTCAAGACGCCGCTGGCGGTGTCCGGCGACATCACGGCGGCGGTCATGTCGGTCGTGGGGCAGATCCCAGCCGGCGCGGTCTACAAGGTCGAGGCAACCAACAATGCGAAGGACACCAGCCCTGTGTGGCAGGATGTCACGGCTGAGGTCAAGAGCGGCGCAAACATCGTGTTCAAGAATAAGACCGCGGTAAACGGCGCGGCGTTCAACTTCCGCATCACTGTGGAGCGCGGCACGTCCGCCGGCGGATATATCTCCGGCGTGAGCGGCGCGTTCCAGTAAGGAGGGAAAGTCATGGGACTCGTATGGAGAAAGGATGACCTGCTGACGCTGTCCGAGAAGCAGCTCAGCATGGCGAACGAGACCTGCCAGCAGAAGATCTACGCCGGCATCGACGTGGAGCTGAGCGGCGGGACCGAGCATTTCTCACTGGAGACGCACGATCAGGCGAATATCGAATCCATGTTCACCGCAGTTACTCTCGGTGCGAAGGAGCAGCAGTATCACTGCGACGGTGGGGAGGTCAAGACCTATTCTGCCGCCGATGTGGTTGTGTTGTACGCAGCTTACAAGAACTACGTCACGAAGCACACGACCTACTGCAACCTCCTGAAGAAGTGGATTAAGCGCGAGACGGACAATGCCGTCATTGGTGCCATCCAGTATGGTGACAACCTGCCGGAAGACCTGACCGCACAGATGCAGACCATCCTCGACGCCGCGACGGCACAGCTCACCAGCATCACCGCTGCGGTCAGCGACGGTGCGTTTGCGGATAAGATCTCGTCTCTGGAGAACCAGATGACCGAAACTCAGATGGCATTGTGCGATGTCTACGAGCAGGTCATCGCAGCGACTTCGGCTACGGAGGGATAAAGCTATGGCAAGAATTTACGCGACCCTGATTCGCAAGGGTGAGAAGACCATCGAAGATGTTCCGGAGAGGCTCCGGGCAGCCGTGGAGGCTCTGCTCGCAGAGGACGCCGTATGAGCGCCCTCCGCGAGTTTTGTCTTAAATATCTGCTGAGAAAGGAGGAAGACGAAATGGCGGTTGTGTACGCTACCCTGATTATCAAGGGCAAGAAGACCATCGACCAGGTGCCCGCTCGTCTGCGTAAGCAGGTCGAGGAGATCCTGGAAGCCTGTGAGGTGGAGATCTGACCTCCCAGCGGCGGGAGCCGGTCGTTCTGACCGGCTCCCGTTTTACATGAACGCAATCTGGATGCCTCTCGCCATGCAGTTACCCGGTTCACCGGCGAAGAGCGAGTCCAAACCAAGAAACTGTTGAGAGAGGTACGAGAGTATGAATATCGGAGAAATCTTGGTCGCCGTGCTGATGGCAGTCGCCGGAGGTGCGGCAGGAGCGGCCGTTATCAACGGCATCAACGAGAGATGGAAGTTCAAGGCGAACCGCAAGGCCGTGAAGGAAGACCGGGCGGAGGAGAAGGCTGATAAGACCGACGAGCTGACAAAGACGCTGTCCGGTCTTCAGGAACAGCTTGAGCACCTGAAGAACAGCGACACCGCACAGTCGGAGGCTTTGAAGCTGATTCTGCTCGACCGGATTCTCTGGCTGGGGCAGGGCTACATCAACAAGGGGGAAATCTCTTTTGATGACCGCCGCCGGTTCCACGCCATGCACAGTTGCTACCACAGCGGGCTTGGTGGGAACGGCGATGCCGACATCATCGTTGAGGGCGTCGATGCTTTGCCGCTGAAAAAGTAAGGAGGCGGTTGCATGAGCGCCCTGAACATCGTCCTGTTCTGCGCCGCCGGCTTCCTGCTTGGCGTCGTCATTTCGTGGCTGGTGAGCAACATCGCGTCGCGCTTTCGCAATCGCACGGCGCGGCGTCGCACCGAGCCGCAGGTGACAGGCAAGAAGAAAGGCATCAAAACGATGGACTTGATTCTGGTCATCATCGGCGTATCGCTTGTCTGGTTCACGCACCGTATGCTCACGCTGTATGAAACGACCGGCGGCATCCCTGACACGCTCTGCCAGTGCGTCTTTGCCCTGCTCGGCGGCGAGTGCGGCGTTATGGGCTGGATCAAGACCACCAAGGACAAACAGCAGGATCGGAAATGGGCGGAGGAAGACCGGCAGAGAATGGAGCGCGAGGCACAGCAGCCCGCGCAGGACTTCGAGCCGTCGTTCACCGCTGAACAGAAGAACCGCGACCAGTAAAGGAGACATGAAATGTCGCTGATTGGAAGCACAAATGAAGAGAGGATCTGGAACTACCTGAAAGCCAAGGGACTACCCGATTGCGGGATTGCCGGTCTGATGGGGAACTTGTATGCGGAAAGCAGCCTGATTCCCACCAACCTGCAAAACAGCTACGAGAAGGCCCTCAGCTTCACCGACGCCGCCTACACGGCTGCGGTGGACAACGGGACGTACCAGAACTTCGTGAAAGATAGCGCCGGCTACGGTCTGGCGCAGTGGACATATTGGAGTCGGAAGAAGAACCTGCTCGACTTCGCCAAGAAGAAGGGCAAGAGCATCGGTGATTTGGAGATGCAGCTTGATTTCCTCTGGAACGAGCTGCAAGGCTACACGGTCGTCATCTCGACACTGAAAACGGCGAAGACCGTGCAGGCTGCATCCGATAGCGTCCTGCTGAACTTCGAGCGACCGGCAGACCAAAGCAATGCGGCGAAGGCCCGCCGCGCTGGGTTTGGCAAGAAGTTCTACGACAAGTATGCCACCGACTCCACGGCCCAGAAAGGAGTGTCTGGAGTGAGCAAATGCTACGCTTCCGCCGTGGTCGCCGTCGCAATCGGCGAACTCGGCTACGTCGAAAAGGCGTCCAACAGCCAGCTCGACAACAAGACTGCCAACCCCGGTCGTGCGAACTGGACAAAGTACGCCAGAGACTTCGACGAAAAGTACCCGAAGTGGTACAACGGCAAGAAGAACGGCTACGAATGGTGCGATATGTTCGTGGACTGGTGCTTTGTGACCGCGTTCGGTTATGAGAACGCCCTGCGGCTGCTTTGCCAGCCTGAGCGTTCCTGCGGCGCGGGCTGCACTTGGTCTGCGAAGTATTACAAGCAGAAAGGGCAGTTCTTCACGTCCAACCCGCAGGTGGGCGATCAGATTTTCTTCGGAACGTCGATTGACAACTGCACCCACACCGGCCTCGTGGAGAAGGCAGATTCCTCGAAGGTCTACACAATCGAGGGCAATACCAGCAACAAGTGTGCACGTCGCAGCTATGCGCTGAACAGCGCGAAAATCGTCGGCTATGGCCGTCCGAAGTACGACGGCGCTGGAACGGCCACGCCCGTCACGCCGACGAAACCAAGCGCCGGCGGTCAGACAAGCGGCGCCGACTACAAGATCGGCGACATCGTCCAATTCAAGGGGAAGACCCACTACGTCAGCAGCCAAGCGACGAGCGGCGTACCCTGCAAACCCGGCAAGGCCAAGGTGACGAGTATCGCAAAGGGCGCGAAGCACCCGTACCACCTCGTCAATCAGGGCGGCGGCTGCACCGTCTACGGCTGGGTCAATGCCGCCGACATCGGCGCCGACTCTGGCACAGAGCAGGCGGCCTATACGGTGGTCGCCGGTGACTCTCTCTGGGGTATTGCCCAGAAGCGTCTCGGCAACGGCAACCGCTACAAGGAAATCATGACCCTGAACGGCTTGAGTTCGACCGTGATCCGTCCCGGCCAAAAGCTCAAGCTGCCGTCGTGAGCACCCTGAGATGCGCGGTCTGCGGAAAAGAGATCGTAGAGGTCAAGCCGTGCATCTACAACCAGAAATACGGTCCCACCTGCGAAGAGTGCTGCGAGAAATGCCACGACACGGAGCCTTTTCCGTGTCCAGAGTATGACAAACGGCACCCGAAGCAGGAACAATATTAAGCGGCCATGAGCCGCAAGTCAGGAGGAAAATGCAATGGATTTTCTCAGCGTACTCGAAATCATTGTGGTCGTGATCTGCGCGATCACCTACGGCTTCATGCTTTTCTTCAAGGTCAGAGGCAACGTCCTCGGTGCGGTGAGCGAACTCATTGCACTGGCTGAGGCGTCCGGTCTGACCGGCGCGGAAAAGATGTCTCAGGTCGTCAACGGCCTGTACGTCAAGATCCCGGCCCCTCTGAAGAAAATCTTCACCCCCGAGCGCCTTCAGGGCATCGCCCAGACGATTTTCGACTGGATGCGGAAGTATGCCGACGAATACAAGGCGAACAGCGAGGCAGGCGTGGTCAAGACGCCCGAAGAGGTGAAAACCGATGTGGCGGTAGCCGCCGCTGACCTCGCAATCGAGCTGCTCAAGCTGACCGTTCCCGAGCTGAAAAAGAAGGCTGAGGAATACGGCATTGAGCTGGACGGTCTGACCCGCAAGGACGAGATCCTGCGAGCCATCATGGAGGCTGTCCTAAAGAAAGCGTAAACAGGCTTCAACCTCCGGCCTGATACGCCCGCCATGCAGAGGGCTTGCGCCCCCTCGCTGGCCCTGACAACTGCATAGCGGATAGATTGAACACCCCCATTTCGGCTTTGGCCGGGATGGGGGTGTTTTTGCGTTTTCGGGAGGTTTCTCTCCGCAACGGCCCCAGCATACCGCCAAATTCGCCTACAAGACCGCTACGATGCGCTACGCCTTTTCCTATATACTTTCACCCCTGCCACCAAAACGCCGCCAGAGGCCGTCTACGGGCCGTACAGAAAGGTTCTGGATTTGCGTCAAAAGGATAAACGGAAGTAATGATATTCGGTAAAAATATTTGTGAAAATATGCAAAAAACTATTGACTTAGGTAGGTAATAAAGTATAATTAACACATAAGATAACCACATGGATAATTCAAAGAAGCCAGACGGCAAATCAGGAGGCAAATATGAAGCTGAACCAGACCTATCCTCTCATGGATCTGCTGGACGCTCTGACCGCTGCAAGCGACAACACCAGAGAGCTTGCAAAGCAGCTCAAGGCTGAGGGGCGCCACATGACAGTGTTCACCGTGTATGAAGCCGAGAATATGCTGAGCGTTTCTCCCCATGCCCGCGTGACCCTGACCCGCAAAGAGAGCGATGACCGCTGGGCCGGCTACATGGAAACGTCGGCATACAGAGACGGCGAGCGAGTTCCCGTGGCTGTCAACCGTAAAGAGTATGTGCTGACCGCCAACGATGATTTCAGCCGGTTTGAAATTCAGATGTGAGGCAGGAGGCGAGCACATGAACGTGGAGTACAAGGGACGCCAGACGGTGAACTCCTTCGGCGACAAGCTGGCGAGACCGCTTGAACCGGCGGCAATTATCTCTTTCACCGAAGAAGAGGAAGACAAGGTGATAGCAATTCTGCAGGAGACGGGCTACGACTTCGACATCTTTGGAGAGCCAGGGTTCCTCTGGGCGGAAGTGGCCGTGGATGGCAAGGAAGACTACAAGGACTTCATGAAGGAATGGAAAGCGGGCAAGGAGGCGCACAACCAGTGAAAAGCAATCCAGTCAAGGTCAGCGGCAAGCTGTTCCGATACGATTTCGACCGTTCGGTGGTCGAGTACATCATCAAGGCTGACGCGGAAACCATCGACGCGGAGATTGAGTGGGAGCAAAAGCACGGCTCTCAACTGTACGGTGTGGGAGCAGACGGCTACATTGTTCTCGCATCCGCCGGGTTGAGAAAAGAAAATTGGATGAACACGGCCACTCGAAAGGAGTACCTGAGCGGATGGGCCTACGAGCTTGAGGAAGAGGCGACCTGTTTGGCCAATGACTTCGTGAAGTACGAACTTCCGAACATGATGAAGGAGGCGGCGAAATGACACCCGAACTGTTGGGCGAGGCAATCGTTGACTTCGCATTTCTGGCCGTGTTCCTCGGCGTCCTTGGCATCGGCGCTCTGATCGCCGACTACGTTTTCCCGCACATCCCGTTCATCCAGCGATACCTCGACCGCCTACCCGATTACGAGGACGACGAAGAGGTAGAGCGTCAGTACAGAGAAGAACAGCGTCAGAGACGGCTTGCCCGTCAGCGGCGCAGAGCAAGCAGACGGTAAGGAGGTTTTGAAATGAGCGACCTGAAGAAGTCCATCGACCGCAAGGTTGAGGAACTGAGCCGGAAGATTGGGGAGACGGGGTGCTGGCAGGCCAGAAAGGTCATGGAGCTGCGACAGTACATCTCGACTTCCGATGTGGACGACATCATCAAGTTTGTGCCAGCCATGATTGAGGAGCTGGCGGATGCCCAGCGCAGGCTTGTAGCGATGCACGACCAGATCCGTTTGCTGGTCTGGCTCGGCAAGGAGGAGAACTGATGGACAAGAAGAACGTGAATTGCCCGTTCTGTGGCTGCGCGAAGCAGATCGGCGAGGATTGTCCGAAGTGCGGGCGCGGCGGCGTGATTTTGAAGGTCGAAGATGTGGCCGCCGGTTGCCGCTACCACAAGCCGCTGTCTGAGCACGACAGCTTCGACAGCGCGTATGAGGCCGCCTGCAAGCTGTTCGACGATGGTGCGTGGGATGACTTCCTGATCGACGACGGCGGCCACCTGACGCCGCTTCCGGGCTATCGGCTGGTGAAAGGGACCTGCCCGAAGTGCGGCAAGGAGGCGCGCCCGTTCGAGATGTACGGCACCCGTGACTACTACGGCATCCCGTTCCGCCGTGTCTGTGCGAAGTGCTACGAGCGCATCATGACGACCACCGGCTACGACGGAGTCAAGTACGACGAGCGAGATGAAAACCTCGACGCCGACTATTGAGGAGGAGCCATGAACAAAGCAACGCGGGCGTCCATTGAGCAAATCGTCAACGCCCTTGAAACCCTCGGCGACGAGGTGGAGAGCCTGCACGACGACGAGCAGGAGAAGTTCGACAATGCTCCTGAGGGGCTGGAAGGCAGCGAACGCTATGCGGCCATTGAAGCCGCGGCCGACAATCTGGATACGGCGCACGACAACATCACGGAAGCAATCGAGGCCCTGAGGGCCGCGATGGAATAGGAGGATCTGATATGTACCTGAAAAGAGATGGAACACGGGTTGAGCACCTACCCGTCCTCGACGATTACGCTAAGGATGACCCGAACATGGGCGTGGAGACGGCCTACTTCGTGGAACTCTTCGACGAGAACCACCATCTGCTCGGCCGCCTCGAAAACGGGAACACCTACCCGAACGAGAGCCAGCGGCGATTCTACCTGCTGAAACACCCGGAGGCGGCGTTCATCAGCGTCAAGCGTGTGTACCGGAGGGCGTTCTGATGAAAAGATGCAGACTGTGCCCGTACCGCAAGCACTGCAGAGATGTCTGCTACGGCGATGCTCCCTGTGACTTCGCCCGAGCGTTTGACTCGCTCGACCGAAAGCTGAAATGGTGGCAGGCAAAGGCTAAAGCGGCGGATGCGGCGGCAAAGCCGACACCGGAGCCGCGGATTTTCGGGGATTACGTTTTCTCCCCGGTCAGAAATGCGTTCAACAGCAAGACAAGTTGGTGGATCAGCAAGAAGGGTTGCGCGGTGGCGCGGTACTGCTTCACAGCAAACACGGATGCGGAGGTGGAGCGCCAGCTTCAGAGCGCGGACAGTTACATCGAAATGTTCGAGGAGGGTTTGAAATGAAATTGACCTGTGCGGACTGCGGGTTCGAGTTTGAAGAGGCCATCGTGCGTGACGGCCTCGGCTGGAAAGGGATTTGCCCGAAGTGCGGGCAGTCCTTCGATGTGGCTATCCCGAGGGGGCTGGTCGTGATGATGTTCGCGGATGACAGCAACCCCGAGAAGGATGCGGAAAACTTCGTGGACGACTTCAAAGATGCGGCCACGATCCGCACCTGCTACGTCTTCAACAGCGTGGCCGACTTTGCAGCGGCGTGGCGCAAGATGGTGGGGAACCCCGACGGAATGTGGTACTTCGTGCTCTACAAGGGCAAGCAAATTATGTCCGGTGCCTGCGATGATGGCGACGAGGACTACTTCAAGGAAGAAATGGAAGGGTGGCCCGAGGGATGAAAAGGTTCGATTTTGCAATCGCCCCGAAAGAACTGGCAGAGGCGATGATGGCGGATCTGGGCAACGGCCCAACCACGGTCAACGGCGACCGCTCTTCGACCTACTTCCTCGTGGCAAAGGCCGAGAAAGAACAAAACGGAGAGATAACGGCGGCGCTGATTGAGAACAAGGCCGGTTTGGAGCCTGACGAACAGTTCTACGGCGTCCATCTGATCGACGACATCAGCATGAGCGATTGCAGGCTGGTTTCGACGGACAGCCTTGAGGCAGATGGACTCGTTGAAACCCTTGAGGGAGTATATGCAGGGCTGAAAAAGAGCCTGAGTGATGGAGGAGCAAGTGATGATTTTGAAAGAAAATGAGGTTCTGCGCTGCCCGCGTTGCGGCGGAAAGACCTTTTGCGCGACGGCGCACGTCACGCAGGACTGGGAACTGGATGACAGCGGCACGTTCGTTCGGTGCCTGAATGACTGCGTCGAGGTCACGCACGAACCGGACAGGGAAGACGTCTGGGACTGCAAGACCTGTGGTTACAGCGACGCCGGCGAGAAGTTCGTGACCACGGTGGGCGAAGACAGCGAGATCCGCCTTTGCGAGTGCGTCTATGACCTCTCTGCGCTGGCGGCGCAGATGCTCGGCTCGAACGGTGCAGAAATCGACAGCCGCGACCTGTTCCACCACATTCTGAATTGGAGCCGTGAGTTCGAGGAAGGCGGTTTCGAGCACGAGGACTACATGACAGCCGTGATTGAGTTCGGCAAGCTGAAAATTGCTGAGTACAAAGAGGGGTTGGCGCAGAGCCTTGAAGCCGAAGAGGCGGAAGAACCTGAGAAGCCAACTCCGACGGATGCCGAATTGACCTTTGCGCTGGTGTCCGCGGCTCCCGAAGACCGCGAAGAGATTTACCAGCAGTTCGAGGCAATCGGCATCAGCCGTGAGGCGGCCGATACGATGGCCGCTGAGTTCCGCCGCGGGGAAAGCGTGGAGGGGCAAACGTGAAGATTTTGTCCTTCGGTGCGGGAATGCAATCGACGGCCTTGGCCCTGATGTCCTGTGAGAATGTGGACGCCGAGCGCAAAGGCCACGAACGCCCGTACCCGCTGGTTCCGGTTTACGATCTGGTCGTCTTCTGCGACCTCGGCTTCGAGCCCCCGTGGGTCATGCAACAAGCCGAGTTCGTACACCGAGCCTGTGACACCGCCGGCATTCGATATGAGATGCTGGACGCACCGCTGCATCGGGATCTGATGCAGAACTTTGGGAGACGCCGCACGGTCAGCATCCCATGGTGGACGCTGCGGGATGACGGTCACAAGTCAAGGATGCCGCGAAACTGCACCCTCGACTACAAGGTGGAGCGCATCTCAAAGTTCGTCCGCTGGGAAGTGCTCGGCTACAAGAAAGGCCAGCGGCTCCGCGACGAGGACAAGAAGGCCCACGAGATGCACATGGGGTTCAGCTTCGAGGAAAAACAGCGGTGCAAGGACAGCCCGAACCCGATGTTTGTGAACCGTTTCCCGTTGGTGGACATGGAGCTGACGAGGGCTGACAACTACGCCTACATACTGGATGTCTGGGGACTGGACACCAAGGCGTCCGCCTGCTGCTTTTGCCCGTTCCACCGAAACTATTTCTTCGAGAACCTCAAGGAACACCAGCCGCAGACCTACGCGAAGCTGCTGGAGGTAGACGAGCTGCTGAGGGATAAGAACCCGAAGCCGCCTATGGACTCCGACCTGTTCATCTCCCGCAGCCGAAAGCGGCTTGCGGATCTGACTCCCGAAGACTGCTGCGATGCCGAATGCTTCGAGTATCACGGCAAGCAAATATGGAACGGATTTTAGGAGGTAACATGAAAGTGAAGAGAAAGTACAAACAGGGAGACCGCGTTGACAGCGTGGCTGAACTTCTGGAGCATGACTGGTTCATCGTCCATTTTGGCCCTCGCACAACGAAGACGATGCACAAGGCTGTGCTGTGGGAATGGAAGTTGAAGACCTGCCAGCAGGCTATCGACAGCGGGCGCGTTTTCATAGCGGTGAAGCTCACCAATGGCGAGTATTACGGGGACATGACCGATGACCAGATCGTCGATATGCTCGAAACGGATCTGTGCGAATACTGCGAGGGCAGAAAGGGCGTTGTCGGTCAGTGCGACGGCAAGTTCTGCGATGAAGCAATCGAAGCATGGAAGGGGGCGTATGTGAAGTGAAGTTCTTTCAGGTGTTTACGATGATCGTGATGGTGCTGGCAACCGTCGGCGTCATCGGCGAGAGCGGCCGAGGCAAGCACGTCTATATCGCGCTGTTCACGGCTGCGGGCGTTCTGCATCTGGCAGCATGGGCGCTGAGCATGATGTATTTTTGAGGAGGATATGAGCATGAAAGACAAGTTCATCAAGGCGTACACAGAGAATATCACGCGACCGGGCGCTGACAAGCTGCTGGCGTGGATCGAGTCCTCGGACTTCTTTGCGGCACCGGCCAGCACCCGTTTCCACCTGTCCAGCCCCGGCGGGCTGCTGGAGCACAGCCTCCATGTGTTTGAGCGCATGAAGGCGATTTGCGCCAACGAAGCAACCATCACTCCGGGCTTCAACGAGCCGTCGATGGAGACGATTGCGGTTTGCGGTCTGCTTCACGACATCTGCAAAGCGAACTTCTATGCGGTCGAGATGCGCAACCGCAAGAACGATCAGGGCAGGTGGGAACAGTACCCGTTCTATGTGGTCGATGACAAGCTGCCTTACGGGCACGGTGAGAAGAGCGTCTACATCATCTCTGGGTTTATGCGCCTGAGCCGCGAGGAGGCTATGGCGATCCGTTGGCACATGGGGTTCGCGGATAACGACTTCCGGGGCGGCGGGTACAGCGTTGGCAACGCCTTTGAGAAGTTCCCGCTGGCTGTCCTACTGCACATCGCCGATCTGCAGGCGACCTATCTGGACGAGACGGGAGAAAAGGCATGAGCGCGAAGCGGTGTAAAAGCCAAACGCCTGACAGCGCGGAATGGGTAGAAATCCCCGGCTATCGCTTCCGATACCAAATCAACCGCGAGGCGGTCGTCCGAAAGGAACTGGAGAGCGGCGAGTGGTACGTCCTGAAGCCGTACATCAGCGGACGAACCCGCGCCTGCGTGAAGATGCGGACAGCGGACAACCGAAAAGTAGATGTGCCTGTTGTGTGGCTCATGGCCGACGCCTTCATGGGTGGACGCCGGACGGGGTACAACATTATCCATCGGAACGGGGCGAAGATGGATTGCGAGCTGGTGAACCTCTCATTCGCCAGCAAGCAGGTCAGCGGCAAACTTTCCAGCGCGAACCGGCGCAAGGCCGTGATGAAGGTCGATCAGGACGGTCAAGTGGTTGCCATTTACTCCTCAGGACGAGAGGCGGCCAAGAAGAATTACATCAGTCAAAACGCCATCTGGGCCAGATGCGCGGGTAAAGTAAAAGACCCGTACAGGCTCGATGGCTACGATTACAGATATGAAACATCAAGGAGGGCTTGAAATGAAAGTCAAAATCAACACGCACGGGAACTCGCTGCCCGAGTCACATGGCGAGTGGGTTGACCTTTACACCGCCGAGGACATCGTTCTGGAGCCGTTGGACTTCAAAATTATTTCGCTCGGCATTGCGATGGAACTTCCCGCCGGCTACTATGCGCAGGTCGTCCCCAGAAGCTCGACCTGCAAGAACTTCGGCGTCATCATGGCGAACAGCGTGGGCATCATCGAGCATAGCTACTGTGGCAACGATGACATCTGGGGCTTCCCTGCGGTGGCTATCCGCCATACGGAGATACCGAAGGGGACGCGCATCTGCCAGTTCCGCCTCGTGAAGCAGGACGAGCCGGTTGAGTTCGAGGTGGTCGAGGATCTCGGCAACCCGAACCGTGGCGGCTGGGGCAGCACCGGAACCGGCAAGGAGGCGCAGTAATGGCTTGGGAGATGAAGTATCAGCCGAATGTGGTGCTGGATTTTGACGGCGTCATCCATTCCTACGTGAGCGGCTGGCAGGGCGTAGACGTTGTACCCGACCCGCCCGTGCCGCTCATTGACGAAGAAATCAAGCGGATCAGAGCAGCGGGGTACAGAGTGGTGGTCGTGTCCACCAGATGCGCCACGCCTGAGGGCATGGGAGCGGTGCGGCGCTACCTTCGGGAGAACGGCATTGAGGTCGATGATGTGGCGGCGGAAAAGCCGCCCGCGAAAGTCTATGTCGATGACCGAGCCTTGCTCTTCGACGGCAATCCGAAGGGCCTGCTGGAAAAGATCCAGCAGTTCCGCCCGTGGCAAGAGGGAGGGCCTCTGCGTGGGAAGCCGCCTGTGCCGAACTGCCGCAAGTGTATCGCCCATGTGTATGAGCGCACGAACGACGGGTGGCGCGAGGATGAATTTGTCGCATGGTTCCACACATGGGGAAGCACGTTCGAGGAGTTCGATAATGGGGCCGTCCCTGTCACGACAGGCATTGTCGAGGACGAGCACGGTAAGGTGTGGAACACCGCGGCAGAGAACATCCGGTTCATCGACTGAGAGGAGGACTGCAGATGCCGATTAAGAACTACACGACCAAGGTGCCGGCGGTTCAGACCGTCGGCGAGATCCAAGGCATCCTCGCCGCGCACGGAGCACGAAAGGTGATGATGGACTACGCCGAAAACGGCAAAGTCACGGCAGTCACATTCGCGCTGGACTGCTGCGGCTCCCTGCACGGTTTTCGGCTGGAAGCACGACCGGATGGCGTCAAGGCTGTGATGGCGAAGGAGCGTACCAAGTGCGACGATGAACAGGCTGAACGCATTGCGTGGCGGAACCTGAAAGACTGGATTGCGGCGCAAGTCGCCCTCGTGGAGACGGAGCAGGCCACGATGGACGAACTGTTCTTCCCGAAGCTGGTTGATCGGCATGAGAAGACGCTCTACGAGGTGTTCCAGAACGGCCAGCTTATGCTCGGCGACGGAGGTTGATGATGGAGAACGGATGGACGGCCACAAAAGAGGCGTTGCCTCCTGCTGACGAAAAAGTTCTGATTATCAGCAAATGGGGCCATGTGAGCGATGGCTCCCTCGTAGCATACGACCCGAAGGAGCCGCCGCTCTTCCGCCCGGACGGTTTGGAACCGGACGTTCATGTGAGATGGTGGATGCCAATGCTGGAGGACGGATGGCACACGCTCAAAGAGCAAAAACCACGGGAGGGGCAAGAGGTCTTGACGAAGGACTCGTACGGTCACATCTTTAGCTGCGTGTGGAAAAGGCTTTGCGGCTCTGAACGCCCGACGTTCGTTCCGTTTGTGTGGGTGCCGAGGTTCTGGCGTGAGATGCCGCCGCTGCCTGAGGGTGTGCGACTGAAATACTGAGGAGGGCAAGAATGAACACAAACAAGCTACGCCCGTGCAAAGTGGGCGAAGAGCTCTACCTGTTCCACGGGTTCACGCAAATCTCACAGATCGTGCCGCCGTCACTCATGCGTGGTGGGCATGGTGGCGGCGTTGTTGCCGGCGCCTATGCCGTACTGGAACGTCGGGATGGTACGGTTGGGCTGGCGGAGGCCCAGCGAGTGCAATTCCTCGACACGGCAAAGGAGTTTGCCAAATACGAAGAGGAGGAGACAAAAGATGTTTGACTACACGAGAGAGCACGAGAACGACTTTAGCTTCTGGTATCCGAAAATCAAGGACTGCGGCATCCCGACGCCGCTGACGTTCTACACGAAGCTGCCGAGCGCGGAGGAGGAACCTGAGTATGTGAAGCGGCTGTACGAGGCGTTTTACATGGAGCACCCGAAGGAGGACGAAGAGGTTGTCAAGGCGTATCTGGAGGAGCGCGTCATCCCGAAGCTGAAAGAGATGGGGCTGACCGGCCATGTGTTCGTCAAGAATGGCCGCTTCAGCAACAAGTTCAATGCGAATGGGACGTGCAACCTATACGGTCTGCATGAGCTGTACCGGGCGATCATCCTAATCAACTACGAGGCGATATGCTGCGGAGCAGAAGGCGCGGACGAAATCGTAGTGCGAAAGTTCATCGAAAGCTCCGCGGGGATGACGCCTTGCATCTACAACGGTTTGCCTCTGCGGCCAGAGTTCCGAGTCTTCTACGACTTCGACGCCAGAAAACCGATCTTCACCGCGAATTATTGGGACTATGACTATGTTTACCCGCACCTGTACCACGCCACCGACAAGATTATTTTCGAGCATGAACGAGAAAGATTGGAAGGTGTGTATGCACACTTCAAGGATGCCGTTCAGGACAAGGTCGCTGATGCAATGCAGAATGTGCAAGGACTGACGGGGCAATGGTCGGTTGATGTTCTGATGGACGAACGCGAAAAGTTTTGGCTGATCGACATGGCGATTGCTCAGCGTTCTGCGTACTGGGAGATGCGGCCGGAGGGGTATGCGGAATGAAATATCAGCCGGTTTACAAATGCCCGTTGTGTGGTCGGCTGCTGTCCAGATCGCAGCCTCAGGAGGTGCCGACTGAAATGCTACCAGCCTTGCTCGGCAAGGTGATCCAGCACCAGCAGCTTGCGGCGAACCCGTTCACGCGCAACAATGTTCCGATGCACATTCCTTGCAAATGCCCGGACGGGAGCGCAGGTCTGGCGCAGTTCGCCGGTTTCAGGTGCGTCAAATGAGAGTACAAGGGTTCTTGATTTATCGGATCTGGTACGGAAACTGCCTCGTGTACGTTGGCCGCACCAAGCAGCCGTTGCAGAGCAGAATACGCGGCCACCTGTTCAGTAAGCCGATGCACCGCACCGTCAACATAGAGCAGGTGACGAAAATCGAGTATGCGGAACTGGGAAGCGAAGCAGATATGAACCTGTACGAGATCTACTACATCCTGCGGCTTCATCCGCCGCTGAACGTGGACGATAAAGCGCGGGATGACCTGAGCGTGACCCTACCAGAGTTGGAATGGAAAGAGTTCACGACGCCGCTCTGGGAGGGTTGGCGGCAGGAGATTGCGAAGCAGGACTCGCGCATCGACTACCTGCGGAAACGCTATGCGGAGATCCCACAGGAGATCTCGATACTCCGCGGCCTGCGGAAGACGGGCGAAATCACAGAGTACGAGTTCGAGGAACGACTCTCTGCACTCAAAGAAGAGTTAGCCGAGGTTTCCAAGGAATTGTGGCATCGGTAAAGACCAGCGTAGGTCGATTTACGTTGCCGCCGGCATACAATCCATCATTCTGCGACGCTCCAGCGGCTCCAGAGGGCAGTAAAATAGCGGCTACGCTCCATTTCGGGGCGTAGCCGCTTTTCTTATTCTGCGGGGATGGCCTGAACAATTTGAGTGATGGCGCTCTGGAAGTGCGAGAGGTTTGATGGCTCTGCAAGTAATCGCAGGTCGATATACTGGAACTGGCTGGAGCCGAAGATGAATTGCTCGGCGTCGGCTGGGGAAGCGTCGGGGAACGTCAGGAGCATGGAACGTAGCGCATCTTCCTCGAATGTGCCGCAGGTCTGGTCTACCAACGACGGTAAAGATACCTCAACGGCCGTCCTGAGACCCGTATGGCCCTTTTCCCATGAGGTCACACTAAATACCTTGCGACCGTTCCGAAGCGCCCTGCACACGCCAAACTTCGTACCGCGACCATAACTGATCTGCAGTCCGGCACTGGAGGCGAACGATGCGAGAGCGGTGACAACCGGAACGATAGCTGCGCTCCCACGCTGACTGAGTTGCTCGGCCATGCTGTCGGCGTCCCAGATGGTAGAGTATCGCGCCGCCTGCTTGACGGGCGAATTGCCGCCGCCGACAATCGTGGAGGAGATCAGCTCGGCACCGTCCTCGGAAACGTACCGCTTGATCTCGACGCCGCAGACCTCGATAGCGTCCATGCTGCGGTCGAGGAAGTCTATCATGGAAGCCAGAGAGTCAGGGATGGAGTCGGCTGCGAAAATCAGCCGCATCCGCTCGGCCTTCAGATTGCCGTCGAGAGCGGCCCATAGATCATCTGGAACATCCAGAAGTGACGCGGACGACCTGAGTTCGCTGGCGCTCCACGCCCGCATACGGGAGGCGTAGTCGAGCATCTGGCCTACGACTTCGCGGCGGATTCTGGTGTCGGTGCTCCGCTTCACCTCGACGAGAACGGGAAGCCCGTCTTGGTCAACGAAGAGATGGTCAATGGAGAAAAGGGCTGGCCCATCTGGAGCATCGCGCACGGGCTGTTCTCGACGCAACAGGTAAAGGCGCTGGCCCTCATTGGGGGAGCTGAGCAGCAGTTGCGGATTTTCCGCAATAAGCTGCTGGAGGTCGGCCTCTGCGGGATATAGAGCCTCGCTGGCCGGGATGACGGTGCCGCCGGAAAGGCGGTAGAGTTTAGACCCTGAAAGACCCATGAAAATATCCTCCGTTCATGTGGTATAGTCTACTGGCTCATGGCCTATATTCTAACAGTGGATTTCGTGAGCGTCAACGGGGCTGTAAGCTATGAGAAGAGGTGGTATGAACCGACGGCATACATCATTGGAGGAGCAAAAAGTGGACAAGAAGCTATTTGGAACGAGAATCAACAAAGCCCGGAAAGACCGCGGCCTGACGGCTGAGAAGCTGGCAGAGGCTTGCAACATCAATTCGACATATCTGCGCCAGATCGAGGGCGGTAAGAAGCTGCCGAGCCTGCCGGTATTCGCCACTTTATGCCGCGAATTACGAGTTTCACCGAATTATATCCTGCCAGACCTCGTGGAAGGCACGGAGGCCGAAAAAATTCAAAAAATTTTTTCTGAGTCCGATCCGACGCCGTCCCAGATCGAGATGCTTGCGGAGATGGCTGGGGTCATTCTGAAAGAGAGATAGGCAAAGTATATGAGCGTAAAAACGAGTATAGCCCCGCGTCGTCTGACGCAGGGCTTTTTCGCGTTTTTGCTGTTATCCGAACGGTTAAATGTTATTACCGCGCACCTATCTTGCTTTAGGTAGGTAAAATGTTATAATCAAATCACAGGAAACAAAAAAGAACCCTCAGTGCTTGCAACACCAAGGGTTCCGGCGGTTCAGCAGCCACCTGTGACTGCGTTACACACCTCTGAGCAAGGTAAGTGTAACATGGCTGCCGGCCGCTGTCAAGAACGACGAAAGGAGCAATGCACTTATGATGACGACCCCCGACAAATTGAGAGCGGACGCGGCAAAACTGGATGTATTTCTGGAGATGTTCGAGTCCACCTACTTCTACTTCCTCGACATGGCCGAGGGAGAGGCGGAGAAGAGGGACAGAGGAGCCTTGGCCTTCTACGAGATCAAGGACAGAGTTCACGCGCTGATGGGTGAGATGGAAGAGTTCGCCGGCCACATGGAGGTCTGCAACGCCATCTTCGCGGTGAACTTTGCGAACCGTGAAGCGGAGAAAGGCGGTGCGGTATGAGCGAGACCGTCAAGAGCTTCATTGGCAGAGTAGCCGTTGTGGAGCAGGAGGGAAGCGCAGTCCGCGTTCTCTTGAACGAAGGCGAGACGATGTATGCGGCACGGGATCTGCTGGCCGCCTGTGGCTGCGCCTATCCGACCAAGTGGTGCCAGCGCGAAGCAAAGAGCGAGAGCGACGTGAAGCTGGTGAAACTGCCGTTTCCGGTCAACGGGAAGACGGGCGGCGCATCCCGCCGGTCTGTGCCGATGTACTTCGTGACCGAACGCTGCGGGCGGATGATTTTGGACATCTTCGGGTGCAGCAAGGAAACGAGGGCATGGATTGAGGGCAAGGTGTTCGCCTGTAAGCTGGGAAAGCCAGACGAGCAGACGCCGACGGAGCTGCCAGCACCGACGCAGGTAGCTGTCCCTGAGAAGCCGACGCCTCCCCCTAAAGCTGGAAGCGACGCCATCAACCGGCGAATCGACGCGATTTTGTTGGAGCTGCTTGAGCTCAAGAAGTACATAGTGACCGCAGAAGCGTGAGTGGGCGGCCTCGGCCCTATGCCGGGGCCGTCTTTTTCTGCCTGTCGAATATAAACGTATGTGAATATGATACAGAAAAATAATTTGTAAAATTAACGAAAACATATTGACATAGGTAGGTATCGCAGTATAATAAAGTTACAAATTAACCAACCGGCTAATTAGAAAGGAACGGAGAACATGAAACGCAAATCTGACATCGTGCGTGAAGCTGTGGCCGCGGGCAACTTCAAAGAGGCCCTACGGATTGCAAAGGGCTTCCGCATCAACATCACGGCGGAGCAGAGAGATACGATGTGCAGAGCCTATGAGTGCATTGTTCATCCTGACTTCTACCGGCAGCTCGGGACGGACATCCCGGCAGCCATCAATGCCGGCGTTGAGATCGTCACTCAGATTTACGGATAAGGAGAACAGCTATGGGGAAGGCGTATTACTTCGTCAAGCGTAGCGGCAACTGCAACCAGTGCGGTTCCGAGTATATGCGCTGGGCGTTCAGCACCGAGTACACCAGCAAGACGGCGCTCAAGAAAGCGTACACGACCGGCCGACGGTCGGTCAGGATGGCGGACATCTACACGCCGCAGCAGCTTCTTCAGGAGTTCGGCATCGTCAAGGCCAAGCACATCATCGAAGAGGTTCTGCAGTATCAACCGGAGCTTTGCTCCAGAAAGGAAGCGTAAACATGGAAGACAAGAAGATCGTTGTTGACGGCGTGGAACTGATTCCGGTATGGCGCGTTCTCTATCAGGATGCGTGGATGAAGCGCAGCGGCCGTGGTTTCTGGATTTTGGAGAACATGGCGAAGGGCTGGCAGGAAATGAACTGGGTCGGCCGCCATACGTTCAAGAGCCAGCAGGCCGCAGTCGATGCTCTGAACGTGCTGATCCGCGAACGCAGCAAAGGCGCACATACCCAGACGCAGATGTGCGGCGGCTTCGGCATCGACATTGTGATCGACGAGGAGACCGCCAACGATATGCGTATCGTTGACTGGAAAATCCAGAAGCAGTACAAGACCCGGTGGGAGCTGGTCGATGAAATGGAGGCGTCGGAATGAATAAGACTGCGGTGGAGCTGCTCCGCACGAACGCCAGCTACATCGACGCCTTGAAGGAGGCCATCGACCGCTGGGAGAAGTCCAACGACACAGAAGAGAAACGCGACCTGCTCGCCGCCATTGGTGAGATTGGCGTTGACGTACATAACCGTAACCGGCAGCTCGGCATCTGGTAGGAGGAAGCACGGATGAAGATAGCACAGGCGAGGAAGCTGCTTACCGAGGACATCGGGCGGATGACGCTCGAACAGCTTCAGAGGCATCGGGTCAAGCTGACTGATGCTTGGCGAGAGAGCAGAGCTGAGTACGGCATGGGTCAGGCGGCGATGGATGGCTTCTACCGGCAGACCGGGGAAGATGTTACGGAGTACACGCCGACCGATTTGTGGCTCACCCAGAACCTCTCGCACAGGCTCGACGAGACCATCGAGAGAGAGCTGGAGCTACTGAGCAGTCCCAACAGCAAGGCGTAACACCCGCCAAAACCGACGCACAAGACCGAGAACGTGCTCTACGGCGGAAAGCATACACTTTCACCACCGCACGGAAACGTGCCATACAGAGCCTCTCAGGGGCTTCTACGGGCGTTGGTTTCCATGTGGCTAATTTGAAATTACGTCCGCGTCAATGCGGATGTGTAGGAAAGGACAGACGATATGAGTGAAAACACGGTAGCCATTCGGTGCAAATCCGAAATGAACCGCTGGATGGACAGCGTTATGGTCGTTCCGCAGGAACAGGCCGACGACATTGAGCAGAGAATCAAAGAGCGGATGCGTGGCTTCGAGCGCAACGGCTCATGCTATGGAGACGTGATGCGCGAGATTGCGCAGGCCGCTGGCATCGAAAGCCTCGCCCTCTGCGATTACGACGAAGACACGGACGAACCGACTGACGCTTGGTGCGAATACTGTGCGGGCCTCAGCCAGAAGATGCCCGTCATCGAGATTGACCTCGGTGAGTTGGGGAACGACGTGAACATCGACGATCTGCTCGATAAAGCCGAGGAGCTTGGCTGGTGCGTCCGCGAAAGCGACACCGAATGGGAGTTCATCCAGAACAGCCCCGCCGGTGAAGATTTCTCTTTCGACATCAGCGCGAGCGACGTCCGCAACGCGGACGACATGGTGTGCGAGATTCGTTCCTATGCGAATGGCTTCGACGCTGAGGAACACGCCAAGATGTGGATTGAGGCACAGGGACGGGTGTCCGGTGTCCCTGACCTCAAGACGCTTGTGAAGGATGCTGATGACATCAAACTGATGCTGAACAAGCTGGCGTCTGCGATGGAGGATGTGCTGAAAGGGGAGTCTGATGACGAAGATGACCGAGCAGAGCTGTCGCCTCGCCAGATTGAGCGTCTGGACGAAATCGACAACGCTATGTACCGGTTCCTGCTGGTTCTTCTGGAGCGGGACGAGGACGAGTTCGACTGGGATATGTACCACATCGGCGAAGCTGTCGATGCGGTACAGCAGGTGATGCTCGACCACGGGTTCGACATCCACCGCCCCTATGTTGAAGACGACGGCGAGCACCGGACGGTGCATGACTACGAAAGGGCTGGTGGCCGCTAATATGGAAAAGGCGTATGAGTGGCTGCTGAAGGAGTTCAGCATTGACGGCGCTGCGGCTCGCATCATCCGAAACGTTTTGGAGTACGCCGACCGCATGGGAGGCGACGAACAGTACGACTTCCTGACCGAGATGTTGGATGGCACGATTGGACTTTCTGATCGAGAGATCCGAAACTTGTGCTGGAACTGAAGGAGGTGTGGAAATGATAGCTCAGGCTACAAGATGCTATGACTGCGGAAGCTACGTTTCGCGGGACATCTACTTTGGCAGGTTCGGGAAGCGCAACAACGTCCCACTTTGGGTTTGCCCCAACTGCGGCGTGGTACATGAGGACTATCGGTGGTTCAAATACGTCAGCCAGCAGGAGGCAAACGCCATCATCGAACACCGCGGGCCTCGTGGCCTGTTCGTGCTGGAGACTGGCGTTGAGTACATCGGCATCGACAATAGCACCGGCGACGCTTGGACGGAAGAGTTCCCCGACCTGACCGAGTGCATGATGTGGCTGGCCGGGGAAAAGGAAGCCGCGCAGGCGGCAAAAGCACAGAGAAAATACGAGACAGGTGACGGGCCTGCCGAGGACGTGGAACTGCGGCAGTATAGATGCCTCCGGTGTAACCACGTCTGGTACGAGGACTGCGACGCTCCCGATTACCCCGACTACTGCCCCGGCTGTGGTGAAAGTCTTTGCAGAGGAGGCACTCAGGAATGACAAAGGCAGAATTGCGAGAGAAGCTGCTCGGTGGAGCCGTCATGGATGACCTGTTCGCATTCAGAAACGGTCAGGATTGCGAAATCTTCAAGGCCACTCGGTTTGAACGGAGCGACGACATCATTTACATTCCCGACCTTGCCCTAAACCTGATTCCGGTCACGGAACCTGCAAACGGCCCGGAGGACGTGGAGGAAATCGTCGGTTGCTGCTACACCGGCAACGACTTCGTTGAAGAGTGTGGCGGGGACGTAGAGAAGGCAAGACACCTGTTCTGGTACTGCGACTGGCAGCATCCGAGTTCAGCTCTGCCCGAAATCGAAGACGATGAGGAGGAATGACAAGATGAGCGAAAATGCGAATGAGACGGTTTTTCTTACGAGCGAAGTGGAGGCCAAGGCTGGCGTGGTGAATTGCTGCGATACGGCGAAGTGGTACGGCAAGGACATGACGCCCGAAGAGAAAGCTGAACTCAAGAAGGGCCAGCGCGAGTGGGAAAAGTCTCGTTTCAGAAAGTGGATCTGCCAGGAAGCGCTCTCGGCGATCAATGAGAGTGACGTGAAAAAGATCAAGGAGACCGGACGACAAGAAGGTGGAAAGATGAACAACCATTGGTGCAAGGTATCCGCGATGGTTTGCATCACCGCGGAGGATGTAGACCTGATTCTGTACGAGGCGCTCAATGCTGGCGGTATTTCTGCTTGGTCTGATGCGGTGAAAACGGTAGGCGACAAACTGGGCAAGCGTGTCTGCGAACAGGTCGCGCTTGGCGGCGAACTGATGATCCACGAGATTGGCGGAGAATGGCACAAGCTGTCTTGGCAGAACCTAATGAGCGGTGTCGAGCAGTATCTGAACGAGAGCTGCCACATCCGCATTGAGGATGAACGGCTGGCTCTGGATGACCTGACAACGAACGAGGCGGACGTGATCGTGCAGTTCGCCCTTTTCGGAGAAACGAAGTTTTGAGGAGGGACAACATGGAGAAGAAGCAAACCTTCAGCGTTCACACTGAGCGCGATGTCAAACTGACGGTCGAGGACATCGACGACATCATGGTTGCGGCTTTGGAGGGCGGCATCAACTACTGGTGCTCCGAAGCCGAGGTTGTGGAAGAACGGCGCTGTGCCGACTGGGGGCATGAGCAGATTGCCCGCGGCGGCGCCCTGGTTCTCCACGACATCGAGGACAGCAGCGAGAAGTGGGAACTGGATCTGGAGAAGTTTCTGAAGGGCTTCAAGCTGTGGGTCGAGCATGGCCTCGACGAATATGGAGCCGTCCAGAAAGATGGCACCGTAGACTGTGGCGAAATTGACGCGGCCTGTGCCGACGAGATCGTCCAGCTTGCATTGTTCGGGGAGGTGCAGTTCGCGTGACGAAGCGATATTACCCGCTTGAACGGCAAATCGAGGACTGCATGAAGTTTCTTGGAAAACAGGTTCCTGACGTTGACAGCATGACAGAGGACAAAATGCTGGAGGTTGAAAATGAGTTGAAGGACGAGTTCGTGTGGGTTGAATACGAAGATTACGCGCAGTGTGTTCCGAAGCATAGACAAAGCGGGACATTGATTTTGGGAGGCTGAAATATGAATCATCAACTATACAATAGCAGTGCGCTCATCCCTTTGAGCACGCGCGACCGCGAACTGGAAGAGCTTTGGGAAGAGTTTGCCGACGTCCCAATGGACCCTGAAACGGAAGAGATGGAAGAGCCGTTCCTACATTTTCCTGCCGGTACGAACCGGGAGGAGGTCTGGGAATGGTTCGACGAACGATACAGCCGCGGCGTTGCCAAGTTGCTGCTCGTGGGCGAGCCAAAGGATAGAGAGGTTGCACAGGCATTGTTCTTGACGAGCTTGTGCTGCGAGTGCGATTCCGAGCATTGCGTGTTCAATCCTGACGGGATCTGCAAAGCGCCGTTCGTCACCGGTAGGGCTCCGGGCCTGAACGATGACGGATGCACCGACTACTGCTACAAGGAGGTGAAGTAAATGGAACGAAAGTGTCAGAATTGCCGCCATGTTGACGTCTG